ATGCAAGTGGCGGTAGTGGTTTCGGTGTTTCCAACGATTACCGCGCTGGCGGGGATTCTGCTTGCACACGCTGATAGAAAGCAGACGAAGGAAGAACTCAAGAAAGTGCACTTATTGATTAACTCTCGCATGGACGCATGGTTGGCAGCAGCAGAGGCGTTAGCGAGAGTTCAAGGGGTTGCTGAGGGCAGAGAGCTTGGCGCTGCCGAAACACGAGGCAGGACTACCGAGCGCGAGCGAGTAGAAGATCGTAGTGAGCGCAAAGCGCGCCACGTAAGAAGTTGAAAGAGAGGCGGCGGGCAGCCCGTAAGCGCCCGCCAGCCGTCACGCATCCGGCCAAACTTATCAGGCTAGACCGGACACGCGGCGGGTAACAATAACAATCCCGTGCAAGGGAGACAAGCAACCTTGAATCGAGTGGTTAATGAATGAACAGGATCACTTTGCAAGATTCAAGCGAGCGCACAAACTTGGAATGTCAGTAGCACAGAACATTGTTACACCTAACCTCACATCGAACGGGAACGGGCACGCACGAAAGATGCATGATCCATTGCATTTACCCGAAGCGTTGCCGTTCACGGTGCGAATTAAGGAATGGTTTCGCCACCAGTTCGGGCAAGGATGGGAATACGTGGTTGTAAACAAGAACGTAGACAGCGTAACGATGCCCAAGTGGGTTGCCTCTGCGATCCTAATTGCGATTCTTGGTTTTGGTGTTCAGCAATGGTGGGCCAGAAGCGCAGACCACGACACGATGATCGAGATAAGGACTGAATTGAGACTAGCAAAAGAGGCAGACGCCGAACGAATGCGGCGGGTAACAGAGCAGGGCGACATGAACAAAGTCTACATTGATAACATGACGAACCAGCTCAACATGATCAAAGGAATGCTTTCGCAGCAGCAGATGACCAGCGTTGAGCGCGGAACAAAAAGAACGGAGTAACAGCTATGCCATGTGACGCCGCCTGTCAGGCCAAGATTCGTCTCAATGGAGCGCGAATCGTTTATGGATTGCAAGCAACTCTCGCTGAGGTTAATCGGCACACAACGAACGATGGTGTGTTGAAACACGGCGAGGAAATGATCAAGTTGCTAAACAAGATGGAAGACCTATCTGACGAGTTTGCGTCGATGGCGATAAAAGACATTGGCTACGCTGGGCCACTAAATCGCTCGCTTGATATATGAAAGTTTTTGGACGCTCGTGGGATTAAGTTAAGCGACTTCGATGAAGCGAAATAGTTTTAAAACAAAGTAAAACAAAATGCCAGGTGTAAAGGGAAATAGTGGCGGGAAGAAAGGTCGCAGCGGGCGCAAGTCGAAGGCAGAAGAACTTGGACTCGTCGCAACGCTGGAGAAATGCTTCAGTGCTGAAGAGCGCGAAACCTGTATTCAGAAACTTGTTGACGACTGCAAGTCAGACGTGTTCTCAGAACGTCACGAAGCGCGAAAACTATTGATGGCCTACACGTTTGGCAAGCCTACTGAAAAGCACGAGCACGGCGGAGAAGGCGGCGGGCCGATAACTGTCAAGGTTGTTTACGAAACAAAGTGATTCGAGAAGTAACCGTGCGGTTGCCGACGCCGCACCCTAAACAATCAGAGTTCATTGATAGTGCGGCAAAAAGAATAGTGGTCAGGGCTGGAAGGCGCGGCGGCAAAACAGTCGGCGTGTCCATACGGGCGGTCAAAAGGTTTTTAGATGGAAAACGCGTGTTGTACGCCGCGCCGACTCAAGAACAGATTGACAGGTTTTGGGTATCAGTAGTTCGTGCTCTACAGGAGCCTATCGACGCCGGGATCTTCCACAAGAATGAGACCCGCCACACTGTTGAGTTACCAGGAAGCGAGCAGCGCATCCGAGCGAAAACCGCATGGAACGCGGACACGCTTCGCGGTGACTATGCTGACGATCTTATTCTTGATGAATGGCAGTTGATGAACGAGGAGGCGTGGGAGGTAGTTGGTGCGCCAATGCTGCTTGATAACGATGGGGACGCAACTTTTATCTACACTCCACCAAGTCTTAGAAGTCGAAGCGTTAGCAAGGCGGACGATCCACAACACGCAGCTAAGCTATACAAGAAGGCTCTAGCAAGACAGGCGGAAGGCGACCGTTGGGCGGCGTTCCACTTTACTAGCCATGACAATCCGCACATCAGCGAGTCGGCGTTAGGTGAAATCACGTCAGACATGACAGCACTTTCCTATCGCATGGAGATTGAAGCTGAAGATATTGACGAAGCCCCTGGAGCGTTGTGGACGCGAGACATGATTGAAGCAGGGCGGCTAACAAAAGCGCCCGACTTTGACCGGGTAGTTGTAGCAGTTGACCCATCCGCAACGAGTACCGGGGATGAAGCGGGGATCATTACCGCTGGACGCGCGGAGAAGCAGGGTTATTTGATTGAGGATAACAGCGTGCAAGGAAGCCCAAAAGCGTGGGCGACAGCTGCTGTTACCGCTTACCACAAACATAAAGCTGACTCGATAGTTGCTGAGTCCAACAACGGCGGTGAAATGGTGGCGTTGACGATAGCAACCGTTGATCCGCATATCAGAGTAAAGTTAGTTCATGCTTCCAGAGGGAAGCACACAAGAGCTGAGCCGATTGCTTCAGTGTATGAACACGGGCGAGCGCATCATGTAGGAAGTTTTCCGGCGCTGGAAGATGAAATGTGTCTGTGGACGCCGGGTGATAATAGTCCGAACAGGATGGATGCGATGGTATGGGCCTTTACTGAGTTACAGTTAGCGCAAGGGCAGCGCGAATTGAAGATGTACTAAATGCCAGAACAATCACTCACAGTTATTGACCGCTTCCGAAAAGCATTATCAGTGTTTCAGTCGAAGTCTGCCATTATCCCGCCCGACCTCGGCCCGGACAGTTATTCCCTCTCTCATTATCAACGGTTCAGTAATTGGGGGTGGGATCGCGCTTACAACCGGACAAACTATCGAAGTGAAGTAGGCGATCTCGATCTTAACTCCCTCGCAATGGCCGTGGTGAACTTCACGAGCATGCGTATTCCTGAAGCCAAGCCCACGGTAGTTACCTACAAGAAAGATGGCGACGAAGAAAAGGACTATCAGCACCCAATGGCGCAGATGGTTCGCCGGCCTAATAAACATCATGTCTGGGCAAACTACGCGGCGGCATGTTCAATGTCCTGGTGGTTTTCAGGGAATGTATATTTCCTCAAGGTTCGTGATGCGACAGGACAGGTTCAGGAGCTATGGCTTTTGCCGTACTTCATGGTGACACCTAGGTTTCCGAATGATCGCCGTACACCTGAAGTTCCACAGGACAAGAATAATGATCCCTTTCTCTCTCATTACGAGTATCGCGTGCCTGGAAAGGAAGCTGTTCTATATCCCGCAAGCGATATAGTTCACATTAAACGTGGTCTTGATCTCAATAATCCAAGACTAGGATTAGGTGCGTTTGAGTCGCTTTATAAGGAATTGTACGGCGATGATCGGATGGCGCTATTCACAGGCTCAATCTTCGCCAACATGGGCATCCAGGTTCCGTTGATCTCGCCTAAAGACCAGACCGTAGATATAAGCGAGCCTAACGCGCTCGCAATGAAAGAGATGTGGATGGCGAAAACTACGGGGGCCAGAGCCGGTGAACCTGTAATAATGACTCAGCCTGTCAACGTGGAGAAGTTTGGCTTTAATCCTAGTGAGTTGGATATTTCCAATCTTCGCTTAGTGCCTGAATCGAGGGTATGCGCGGTCTGTCAAATCTCTCCCGCTGCATTGCAGTTGATGGTAGGGATACAGAATGGCACGTCTTACGCCTCAAGTGAGCAGGCAAGACAGCAAGGATATGAAGAAGTCATTATCCCTATTCAAAGAGCGTGGGAAGAAGAGTTTACATGGCAATTACTACCCGAGTTTAAGCCTGAGAAGGGACAGGAGTTTGTTTTTGACACTACGCGAGTTCGGGTACTGCAAGAAGACCGTGACGCACTGTTTAAGCGCGAGTCTGAGGCGCTACGAGCTGGCGGTGTGACAATCAATGGTTATCTACAGAGTATTGGCAAGAAGCCTGTAGGCGAAGAAGGCGATGTTTACTTGATTCCGTCCACTTCAAACCCAATGACGTTGGAGAAGATTGCCGCACAAGCAAGTGATATGACACCTCCACCTGTACCGCCTCCGATTGATCCACAGTCATTAGCGAAATTTGCTGAAATGGAAAGAATGTTTGAAGGGCTGGAAGAGCAGATGAAGGGGTTTATACCGACCGTCGATACTTAAACCGCTGGTTAGGGTTAGTTAGGAGCGCAGATATGAATTCTGGGTCTTCACACGAGCGCAACTGCATTGATACTGGAGCGGCTTTCCCTAAGTCAACGGAATGCGCTGTAACCGTCCACCACAGCCCGTCAATTTCAATCTCGTCATGCGGGTTCAGGTTTACTGCGACCTCTTCATCTCCGATAACGGTTAGCATGATGCGAAGTATAGCCTAATGAGCCTTCAAGAGAAAGTATTAAAGCTACGAATGGATGCCGCAATAGCGATGCGCCACGCTTCATTCTGGCAGAAGGCGATCACAGAACACGGCGAAGAGAAAGCGACGGCTTTCTACACTCACCTTGGCTTGAATCACTTAGAAAAGAAGTCCGTTGAATTCGACGGTCTAACCCTTCGCCGTGAACCGCGTGAGACAGAGAAGATCGCGGTCAAAGGTGTGCATCAAGCGCAGGAGTCAGGCAAGGAAGCAATAGGCAAGATACTATTAGAGCTTCGCGCTAGTTTAATTTCAGACGGTCTCAAAGGCATCAAGAAACTCGATCCGGCTACTTACCACGAACTAACCCTGTCAGTATCCCCAGAAAGTCGTACAAGCCTGCGAGACCGTTTGATTGCTGTTCACGCACAGGGCCGCAAGTTAGTTGCTGCCGAACTAAATAAAACCAAAGAAGCTAAGCCTAAGCCTATAGCAGATGAGTTTGAACTACTTGACGATCTTGTTGACGTGACGGATTCACGAATTGCCAATGACGTGCAATCGAGAATCATTGCGGCCACAACACGTTATAGACTTCTCGGACTCGGTGATGCTGCTTTATGGAAAGCTGTTGAGGATGAGATTCGCATGGGGTCGGTGTCGTACGTTGACCGTGCGGCGACGGGATTAGCAAATCAGGTAATCAACATTGGACGAAGTGATGAAGCGAGCAGACTAGGCTTTGAGCGCGTCGAGTACAGCGCGTTGCTTGACCAGAACGTATGCGGCCCATGCGCGGCGGAAGATGGCAAAGAAGCCGACAACGAAGATGATCTAGCCCCCGCACCGAATCCTGAATGTGAAGGCGGCGATTGGTGTAGATGTTTTCACGTCTTCATTGCAGAAGGGAATATGTAATGAGTTCACATGGTCGTCGGCTGACAGTGATTGATGAGATCGAAATAATAATGCGCCAGCGGTTATGGTCTCCCTGGTATGAGCGATACGGCCCTGACTTTAGACATGAAATGTGGCGCTACCCTATTGAACAAACGGAACCGCCGGAATTATTCGTGCCTGAAAAAGAAGCTGAAGGAAGTATGTAATGACGCCTAACATACCTTTAACCCGCTCACCCAGAGCGGAGGACTTTGACGATGTACTAGCCTTAGCTCAGAAGGAATGCCACTGCACTTCTGAGATGAAAGACGATCTTAAGCATGGTGATGAAACAATCTGTAAGACGTGCGGGGCGCGACAGGTATTGAACGGGCTAACAACTTTAGCGGACACGCTCGAATGAACCCTTTCGAGTTCTTTGAACGCCGTGTCTGTCTCACGCTTGGCCCTGACTGGCCTATAGCATGTGAAGAATTCGAGCGAGTAGGGCTTGAGAATGTATGGCGCTTCGATGCCCTTCCCGACATTGGCCCACACCAGAGTTTTAACAAGTCAACCCGACAGATACTTACCAACTTTCTAATCTCAGGAGCTAAAACACTTCTATTCCTTGAGGACGATGTTGTTTTCAAAGACTTATCGCATCTTGAGGTGGCGTTAAGTGAATTACCTAGCGACTGGGACATCATTTACCTGGGAGCAAACTTAGTTTGCTGGAACAATGGCGAACCTCAACCTGAGCGACATTCAGAGCATTTATTTCGCGTAAAAGCTGCATGGACTACGCATGCAATCGGTTATAATAAGCGAGTGATCTCCTTCTTGTTAGCCAATCAGCCCGACATCAGCGCAATCATGTTTGATAACTGGCTTTCGTCTCAGCTACCGACATTGAATGCGTTTTGTGTCGCGCCGATGGTTGCGTACCAGAGGGCGCATCACAGCATGATATGGGATCGTTACGATGACTACACGCCGATATTTGAGGCGAGTGAGGAAAGGCTGAGATGAAGCCGTGTGATTATTTCCATGAAGCGGTTATCTGCCGAGTGATAGCCATAGCTTATGAAAGTAAGGGGCTTATCGCAAATGCCGAATACTTTAAACAACGAGCTATTTACTTTGTCGCTAAAGGGCTTGAGGCACTAGCACTCGTGTGATCACGTCACTTGTTACATTCTCCGATGAGACAATGCGCCGCTCGGCTGAACTGTGCATTGAGAGTGCGAAGCGGCACGGCGTTGACCGTGCTATGCGAGCTGTTCCAGCGGAGAAGTCTACGGAACGTGGTTACGGATTCTGGCGATGGAAACCGCAAATCATTCACTCATTAATGAGCGGCGGCGATCCGTTCATTACGCTAAAAGACAATGACATTCTCATATACAGCGATGCCGGCGTTGAGTTCATCGACAACGTGAACTACATCATCGACCGAATGGATCAAGACATCCTTCTATTCGGAAATATGTATGAGCACGCGCACTGGTGCAAAGCTGACATCGTTGCAGAGATAATGCCCGAATGGTGGCACCTCGGAATCCCGTTTAAGCAGGCCAACGGCGATGTAATTAAGTCTTTATCTCCGTGGGCCGCATTCGGTAAACAAGTTCAAGCCTCAGTAATCTTCTTCCGTGTCTCTGACTACACACGTAAGTTTGTAAAAGAATGGCTTGATTGGTGTCTCTTTGAAGGCGGACGATTGATAGACGACTCGCCAAGTAGAGCGCCGAACCATCCTGAGTTTAGAGAGAACCGACACGACCAAGCGATACTAACCACGATGGCGTATCGGGATGGCTTGAAATTACATTGGTGGCCCGCGAATTACAACGACGGAGCGTTTACTTATCCGAGGGGTGATTATCCAGATGAAGGGTATCCGATACTATTTCACCACCACAGGAAACGTAACCACGAGTGGGAGAGCGCGGCGTGATTCAAGCGATTACAAGAGAGCGATGGGAGCGGGCGCAAATAGCAGAGGCAGCGCTATTGGCCGGCTCACCTGATGCCGATCACTTCAAACGGTCTTACGAATGCTACTTTGCCTACCTAGGAATGAGTTTCGATCAACAAGGCAAGGTCATCGTTGAGATTGGTTGCGCCGACTTCCCCGCTGTCTCGTATTGCCAGAACGTGAAAGGGATCATTGTTGAGCCTTTAGTTACGCCTCAACTAAAACGCGTGGTTGATGAACATAGTCTCTACTGGATTCGCTGGGCCGTTGAGGAAATGACGCAGTTCCCGGAAGCTGACGAGGTTTGGCTTCTGAATGTAATGCAGCATGTTATCGACCCAGAACTATTTGTTTCACGATGTAAGCAGATGGCCCTAGTAATCCGTTTCTTTGAACCGATAGACTATGAGACCAGTGAGTACCATCCCCACACTTTTACGATTGACGACTTTAGCCGTTGGTTTGGAAGAGTGTCGAGATATTTAGGCGGGAGCAGAGAGGGATTTCATCAGGCAGATTGTGCGTATGGGACGTGGCGACGGTGATTGTCACCTTCAACGCGTTAGGGCGCTACGGACGGCTGTGCAACGGGGCTTACCAGATTGCCTCAACTATCGGGATCGCGCGCAAGAATGGGTTTGACTTCGCCTTTCCGTACTGGATGAATCACGATCATAAAAATCGCTTTGGCAGCACAGAAGACATTGATATTCAAAAACACTTCGCTAATCCCCTGCCCTTGTATGACGGCCCTGAGCTGCCCGATAGATTCATCGACTGGGGATTTCACGATGTTGTTCTAACTGAGTCCGTCAGCCTGTCAGGACACATGCAGTCCACTCGATACTTCGAGCACTCGATTAACGAAGTCAGGCACTATTTCAGAATGAAAGACGAACCCGCACAGAACGACTACGTAGCCATTCACTACCGAGCTGGCGACTACTCGACGGGCGCGGGCTACCATCCGCGTATGACAATGGACTACTACGGCCCTGCGACGAGCCAATTCCCAGGCGAGAAGTTCCTGGTCTTCAGTGATGACATCCCGGAAGCTAAAAATCTATTTGGAAGTTCTGTGGAATACTCTGAAGGGCAGGACTACATTCAGGATTTTAGGCTGATGAAGACTTGCAAGAGTTTCATAATCGGCAATTCGAGTTTTAGTGCGTTCGCTGCCGTGTTAGGCGAACATCCCGAGAAAAAGGTAATCGCTCCCCGTCCCTGGTTTGGGCCAAGCTACACACAGATCACCGGGGAAGACATTTACGAACCTGATTGGACAGTAATTGATTACCGGAAAGCAGCATGAGTGGATTCAACTGGATGAAGGAATCGGGTTCTGTCTTGACTGTGACGCGTCAAGCGATTTTGGGCACGAGGTAGATTGTATTGACCGTTCCCCTGAAACAAGAGAACCGCCCCAAGCCGTTACGGATCGTAAAGGCCAGCGAACTACCTCCACAACGTAACAGCACGGAGCATGTTAAGGTTGAACTCGGAAAGATACGCCGCGAGCTATTAACGCTCGCTGTTCGCATTGAAAAGGTAAGTCAGAGCCAAGAGACAGCCTAGCTATAAAGCTACCGGACTTCTACCGCTCACTGTTTCGGTTACAGAACCGAGATGGTGGGCGTTTCGTCTTTTTGGGGCTAGAAATACATGACCATAGAACGCAAATTCATAGACCTGAAGTCGCTGACAATGAGTGATGAGGGGCCAGGAACCATCTCTGGGTACCGTTCAGTCTTTTCCGAGATTGATGAAGGGGGCGACCTGGTTGTTAAAGGTTTCTTTGCTGATTCCATTCCTGAATATTCCGAATCTGGTTTTTCCGCGCATAGTCATGATTGGTCGTTCAAGGAGGCCGTTGGTTTTCCTATTGAAGCTAAAGAGGATGATCACGGGTTTCATGTTGTGTCTCAGTTTCATTCCACCTCGGACGCTCAAGACATCCGCACTAAATGTAAGGAGCGAATGCAGGCTGGTAAGACGGTGGGCTTCTCCTTTGGGTATTCAGTAAGCGATAAAGCGTACATTGAGGCTAAGGACTACAAAGAGCAACTGCCCTTATTCGTAAAACCCGAACGCCTCCAAGCAAATCTCCTTAAAGCGCAAAAGTTTGATCGCATCCGCATCTTGAAAAAAGGTGAGGTGATCGAAGACTCCATTGTTACCGCGCCGATGAACAAACTGGCAGTAGCAACGGGCGTTAAGTCCGAAGCAAAGGGAATGCTCGCTGAGGAGATGGCTGCAACTACCCCATCCACATGGGAAGTGCAATCAGCCTTCTCTCGCGTCATTCGCAAGATTGCTGAGGGCGCCAAGAATTCTGACATCACTGGCGAGTTTGATTGGAAAGCTAAAGCAACTCTTGCCTGTTCTGAGTTGGGATCGGAAATGTCGCCGCTGGTAGTTAGTCAGATACAAGACTTTTTAGACGGAACAGATGACGAGTTTTACCTCAAAGGCATCTCGGTATCCGAATCCTTTGAGTCCTTCGATGATGTGGTAGCCGCATTAGAGAAGCAAACCCACAACATGCAACGCAACCACGCGGCCCGAGTTAAAGAGGGCCGAATTCTCTCAACTTCCAACCGGAACAAAGTTCAAGCGGCATACGACGCATTAGGCGAGTTACTAGCTGCTTCTGAACCCCCTGTGAAAGAGAAAGAGATCGACGTGACTGCGTTAAGGACTCAATCAGAACGCATCAGGCACGACCTTATAAGCCTGATGCAATAGGGAGAACTACGATGCCTTTTAAGGAAGACGCTAAACAGCTAAAAGCAAAGCTGGATGAGCAGAAAAAGATTTTCGATGAGCAGGACAAGCGAGCTAAAGACGCGAAAGCTGCCGGCCAGTCTGACGACGACGCGTTTAAGGCCGCTGAGCCCACAGCAGATGAGGCCGTGCAAGCCAAGAAACTTGCAGAAGAGATTGAGGAGCTTCATACGAAATGCACTGAGTCCAAAGAGTACGAAGACATGCGTACCAAGAACGACTCGCTGCGAACCGAACTAACCACGCCAATAAATCGCCCGTCTTATGGCGACGATCCCCGTCATGTGGTTAAACATGAAACTGTGGGCCAGCAATTTACGGAATCGCCCGAGTTTAAGAATTGGCTGGCTGACATTGCTCCTGGTGGCGGACAGATTGCCGAGGGCGTGAAGATCCACTCCCCGGCGGTTGAAACTAAAGCCTTGGTGCTGACAAGTGCTACATCAGGTGGGTCTCTTGTTCGACGCGACTACTCCGCGCTCGTTGACTTCCCGCTTCGTCAACTAACAATTCGAGACGTTGTTAGTGTCGGCCGGACTGGCTCGAACCTTGTTGAGTACGTCCGCGTGACTGCAAAGACTCGTGGGGCCACGGTGGTTCCTGAAGCCACGGCAACGACTTCAACGGGGTATTCCAATGCCGCTAAGCCGGAAGCTGGTCTGACGTTCGCAATCGTCCAGGAAGGTGTGAAGACAATCGCCGTCTGGATGCCGATTACTCGTCAGATTCTTGCCGACGCGCCACAGCTCGAATCAATGATCGACAACTTCCTGAACGAAGACCTTGAGTTGACATTGGAAGACCAGATGATCAACGGCACGGGCGGCGCGAACTTCACTGGCCTTGAAAACACCACGGGACTAACCCCGCAGGCTTTTACCACAGACATGCTGACGACTACTCGTAAAGCGCGAACGGCGGCAATGATTGTGGGAAGAGAGCGGTCAACCGGGTTTTTGATGAACCCCTACGACTGGGAAGCTCTTGACCTGACTAAAGACGCGGAGAACCGTTACTACTTTGGTGGGCCATTGAGCCTCGGAACGAAGATGCTCTGGGGGCTTCCTGTGATTGAGTCTGAAGTCATTCCCCAAGGTACGGCTTACACCGGAAACCTGAAGCGAATGATGTTGTGGGATCGTGAACGTCCGACTACACGGATCACGGACTCGCACTCAGACTTCTTCACACATAACTTGCTGGCAATCTTGACAGAGTTGAGAGCCGCCTTCGGCGTGCTTCGTCCAGCGGCCATCGTGAAGATTGACCTTTTTGCAGGAGCGAATTCGTAACGGCGCACACTGTTGCGATAACCCCGGCGGCTTTCCTTCATGGTCTTTAGCGGATACTGGGGAGAGCCGCCGATTCACTAAATATGAAGGTTTTCTTCTACGCTCATATGTGGCCGCCTATACACATGGCCGGCTCTGAGACCACCGCCCACGCGGCCATGCGCGAGATGGCATTACGCGGCCACGACGTAACTGTAGCGGCGGATCGTACTCCTGAGTCGTACGAGTATGAGGGTGTCACCGTTCTTCATGTGCCCAGAAATGGCGTCCACGAACGGATTAGAGAGATCGCTAAAGACGCGGACGTGTTAATTACGCATCTCGACTGCACAAGTCTCGCAATGACGTTAGCAATCGATCTCAACAAACCTCTTGTACATTTTGTCCACAACCACGCACAACTGAATTACTGGCATGTTGATCCTAACGCTTTCGGCAAAGCTGCTCTTGTTGTTTTCAATACTCATTGGATTAAGAAAGAACAGAAGTTCAAAGGCGAGCCGTGGCCTGGGCCATCAATAGTTATCCATCCAATCGTTGAGCCTGAGAAATATAAATGCAAGCCCGGAACCAAGATCACTTTGTGCAATCCCACTGAAGGTAAAGGGGTGCATACGATCTACAAACTGGCTGAACAGATGCCTGACTATGAGTTCCTTGTTGTGGAAGGGATTTACGGTGAGCAGATAGCGCCTCCGAACCTACCTGATGAGTGGGCCGCCAAACACCCTAACATTGAGTTTATGAAGAATGATCCTGACTTCAGGAACGTGCTGAGGAAAACCAAAGTTCTGTTGATGCCGTCAGGTTATGAGAGTTATGGACGGTGCGCTGTTGAGGCTGCGTGTGCTGGCGTCCCTTCGATTGTTCATCCGACTCAAGGGCTATGGGAAGCATTGGGAGACGGTCGGGAGTACCCGGCGGATGCTGAGTATGGCTTAGACGGCGTTGCGGTGATTGCGCGAGAAGTCTTTGATGAACAAATGTTCACAGGCGGAATGGTCAACGGTGCGGGAATCTTCTGTCTGCGTGACGATATTCCGTCATGGAAAGCGCAGATCGAAAGACTGTATTCAGATGAAGTTTATTATCGTAGTCGTTCGGATGCAGCGTTGAAATTAGCAAACAGTTTTGACCCTGAAGGTGAGTTTGATCGGCTGGAGGAAGCATTGTTACTGACAAGTGAACAATGGAATAAACGTGATGAGGTAAAGCAGATGGCAATGTGGACTAACAATACAGGCGAAGTAATCTACGAAACCACTGACGGGAAGTTAGTGATCGGCAAGGGCGGAAGAATTCCGGCGGATGCTAAGACCGTTGCGGTAGGCAGAGGCGGCGAGATCCCGGAAGAGTTAGCACGGGCCAATGGGTTCTTACCGCCACTTGAAGAAAAAGCGATTGAAGCACCGCAAGAGAACAAGGCAATGGAAGCGCCCCAACAGACTAAACAGCGGAAGACGCGAGTTAAGAAAACCGCGTGAAAGGATAACTGATGGCATCCTTTGTTAAATACAATCAGTTTGTCGAGGACTTGGCCCACGGCGTCCACGATCTAAAGACAGGCACATCACATGTCCTTAAGGTGCTGTTATCTAACACTGCTCCGAATGTTTCGACTCATGCTGTGAGGGCTGATACAACTGAACTTTCCACGGCCAACGGTTATACATCAGGGGGGATTTCAGTTGGCACGCTCACGGGCGCTCAGGCCTCGGGCACATTCAAAGTGTCGGGCGGCACTGATCCGGTGTGGACAGCATCAGGCGGTTCGATGGCGACCTTCCGCTATGCAATTCTTTATAACGACACACCAACTTCGCCCGCTGATCCTTTGATTGGGTATTGGGATTATGGGGCAGGCGGAGTGACGCTTGCGGTCGGTGAAACCTTCACAGTCGATCTCGATCAGACCAACGGCATTTTAACTATCACCTAGGGAAGTGTCTGTGTGCCAGCCCTTTCAACCCTTTTACCGACTGGCGATTCTGCGGTAGGTTCATGGACTACCGATTCAGGTGGCACGTCAAATCTTTGGCAAAAGATTGAAGAAGGCATTGCCGGGGCCACTGATACCACTGATTACATCAAAGGCCCGAATGACGTAGATGCCTCAGACTATAAATTCGCTCTTACTGATACTCCCGCAAGTTTCAATTCAATCAAATCTCTAAGCTGGCAAGTGCGCTTCGCCTTGTCCGGGACTCCCCCAGCGTCGAATAAAGACACTTATGGACTTTCGATCAGAATTGTCAATGGTGCCACGATCTTGGCGGCTGCTGATTCAAGCGGCACGTTTCAAGTAATAGTTTCCACTACAACAATGTCAACGTCGTTTTCTAACTCAGCAGTGACGGCGTTTACTTACGTTAATACAAGTGCGTCTAAAGCAACCTGGGACGGCGCGATTGTTGAGCTGCGACAAACCTATACTCAGACGGCATCAAAAGACGCCCACGCGGTTGAGGTGTCCGCAATAGAATTCACGGGCACATACAACGCGATTCTCACAGCTTCAGCCGCGTCGTTCACCGAGACGGGCATTACTGCAACGCTTAAGGCCGCACGGGTAATTACAGCGACGGTGGGCGCGTACACAGAGACGGGTAGTACCGCAACGCTTTCAAAGGGCGTGCGCTTAACCTCAGCAACAGGGAGCTTTAATGAAACCGGAAACGCAGCAACATTAAAGACGTCACGAACGCTTAGCGCGAGTGCGGGTAGCTTTACCGAAACAGGCATCTCGGCGGCGCTCAAATCCGCACGATTACTGACTGCGGGCCTGGGAACATTTAATGAGACAGGCAACAACGCAACTTTATCTAAGGGTTTTAACTTCTCTGTTACATCCGGCAGTGTTGCTGCCAGTGCTAACGCTGCTTCTCTGAAAGCCACACGACTCCTCTCTGCGTCCGTTAGTAGTTCTATTGCGACAGGCAATGACGCCGCACTTCTCGCGGCGCGTTCCCTACGGGCTGTGTTAGGCACGCTCACGCAGACGGGTAACGATGCAAACTTAATAAGCACTCGACGTACGAGCGCGGGGTCTGGATCAGTCGCGATAGACGGAAGCCCTGCCCCACTAATCGCCGTTCGCGCCTTGTCTGCTTCGTTAGGCGTGTTTCTTCAATCTGGCTTGGATGCGACCCTTCTACCCGCCCGAAAGTTGATCACGGTAACGCAGGGTTATGCAGTTACGGTCAACGCTGCAAGCCTAAGCATTGGAGTGGCGAGTAGTCCGCACTTAAACGCTCAAACAGGAGTATTTAGTGTTGTAGGAAACAATGACTGGATGGCGCACCGTGCGTCACTGGCGTTTGTATCAACAGTTGACGGAGGTAGACCGTCTATCACTGTAGAAGCAGAACACACCAGGATTAGTGTAACCGTCAAACCAGGAGCAAAAAGAATCAGCGCGTGAATATAGCCACTTACACAAAAGAGCCGAACGACATAACGCCTTATGAAATTGACTGGGAGGCGTGGCTGGCGGGACGCACGCTCTCGACTTCTACGTTCGCGGTTACCCCTGACGGTCTCACTATTGATGATGATTCAAACACCAGCACGTTAGCCGTGGTCTGGCTGAGCGGTGGTAGTTGGGGAGATGTTTACGAAGTAACAAACCATGTTATTGCGAGTGACGGAGCAGAGGAAGATCGTTCTATCACGATCAAGATTCAGCAGGAGCAACGATATTGTACGACCGCAGAAGTCAGACGCCGCGCGCAACAGATGACAGATAACAACATGCCTGACGCGGAACTGGAAGCACTTATTGAACAAGCAAGTAGAATATTCGATCAGGCATGCGGGGTTTCACCTGGATATTTCAATCCTCCGGCGATTCCGGTTGAAACGTCAAGAACCTTCTACGGCAATGGAAGCAGCTATCTAAGAGTCGATCCGTACGTTGCTGGCACTCTGACGTTGCCAGAAGATCTATTCACCGAAGATGAAGAAGAGTTGATTATTTGATATGGGCAAACGAATCTCAGAACTTCCAGAGGTAACAAGTCCGGCCAGCACGGATGTGTTGCCCATTGTTTCAGGCGGAAAGACCAAGAAGGTTAAAGTCTCGAACCTTGCCGCTTCTGCCTCTGGCTCGCTTCAGGCCGCAAATAATCTTTCCGATTTAGACGATGCTGGCGAGGCTAGAACCAACTTGGGGCTTGGTTCCGCTGCTACCACCGCGTCAAGTGCTTACGATACCGCAGGCGCCGCAAGCGCAGCTCAAGCAGCATCCCAGCCGCTTGATTCCGATCTAACCGCTATCTCTGCTCTGACTCCAACGAATGACAATCTGCTTCAGCGCAAGGGCGGGGTATGGGTTGACAGAACTCCCGCACAAGTAAAAACCGATCTCGCTTTAGTTAAGGCTGATGTTGGCCTTGGGTCTGCGGACAATACTTCCGACGCAGCCAAGCCAGTCTCAACCGCGCAACAGACAGCACTCGATCTGAAGGTAGATAAAAACGGTGCAATCACTGGCGCAACAAAAACCAAAGTCACTTACGACGCGAAAGGGTTAGTTACCGCTGGGGCCGATGCCACTACCGCCGATATTGCTGACAGTTCAAATAAACGATATGTGACCGACGCGCAGTTGACGGTGATCGGGAATACTTCAGGAACGAATACAGGCGATCAAAACCTTGCTTCCATTCTAGCTTCGTCCATCTCTGACGGCGATACGACTCATGCGCCAGATGGAAACTCGGTGTTCGATGCACTGGCGTTGAAAGAAAACGCAGTAAATAAATCCTCTGACGTAGCGACGGACATTGCGAGCACCACAAAATATCCTGCTGTTAAGGCAATTACTGATTGGGTGATTTCGCTATTTGCCCCGAAGGGCGCAATCGGATCGTCTGGATTAACACAAGCAACAAACAAATTACTCGGTAGGGGTACGGCTTCAACGGGAGCGGTCGAAGAAATCACGCTTGGTACAAATCTGAGTCTAAGCGGTACGACACTGAATGCGACAGGCGGTGGTATAGGCGGCTCAACCGGATCAACTGATAATCGCATCCTGCGAGCGGACGGCGCAGGCGGCGCGACGGTACAAAACGCGGCACTTGGAATTGATGATTCGGCCAGCCTCGTTGACACAAACGGCAATGAGCTAATCAAGACCACGGCCACGGCGTCGGCAGTCAATGAGATAACGATTGCAAATGCGGCGACAGGGAACAGTCCGACGATCTCCGCAACAGGCGGGGATTCCAATATTGGAATTTCAATAATCAGCAAGGGAACTGGTCAGATATTAGCAAATAGCGGTTCATCTGCTGCCCCCACCTTTAGTTTTACTGACAATCCTACTACGGGTATTTACAACAGTGCTGGAAACCTTGTCTTTATGGGCCAAGGTTCCATTCAGGCGTATTTCTCACCGTCAGGCACATTTAATTTATATCAAGGTGGAAATCTACAACTAAACGCACCAGCACAAGTTACATGGTTTACAGATACCGCTCTTGTTCGCAATGCCGCAGGAGTAGTGGAAATTAACAACGGCACAGCCGGTAATTGGGGGGTCTTACTTCTACGTGGCACGACACTATCAACTCTTACAAGCGTGATCACCTCACCCGTTCTCGGAATGAGAGCAACTATCACGGATTCAACCACTGTTACTTATCGGGCAACTATCACAGGAGGCGGGTCAAATGTAGTTCCCGCATTCTATGACGGATCAAACTGGATTGTGAGCTAACTATGTCTTTTGTGAGCGCTAAAATACTTACGCTGCGACTAGTAAAAGATTCTGCGGGCACTGTTACAGGCATTCGCATGCTGGTAGAGATGCATGACTCTGTATTGACCGAAACGCAGAACTTTATTTACGTCATAACAAACTCCGAGTTTGCGGCCTTACCCGCAAGTGGAACTGCTCGCAAGACTGCTATCGTCGCAATCATCAAGCGCGAGGCAAAGAATGAATACGCGAAGTGGATCGCCGCTGTTGCCGCCCGTCCAAAGCCGTCCATCGTTCGCGATCCATTAACAGACTTAGGCGTTACTGAAATAACCGACTTCGTAGGAGCGGCAGCAGACAAAACTTAAACGGGATTTATCGAGCAAGGGCTTCAAGGGGCACTGAAACTTAAATCCATTGGAAGTGATAGAAACACCATGCAATGACTACCGAATACACCGAACGAGAAGGCTACTTAATCCTATCCAGTAATGGAACGCTTTCTCGCTTTCCTTTTTCTACCGGATGGGCTGAAGGTGAGCCGATAACTATTTCTGCTATCTGGGGGCAGGTAACACCTGAAGATGTTAAGGCTGCGGTGATTGAGTTGGTAATCAATCTGGCAAGAGAAACCGATCCAGCATCGTTGAAGTTGGTTGGCATTGATAATCAGCCGCTGAGAGAGTCGCTGCCTCCGCGTGTTGCGATGATTGCTAAGAAGTACCGAGCGAAGGGGATAGCGTTTGTATGATTCGGTTCACCGGAGAAGTAGATGGGATTCCCGTACTCGATAGGGCGTTCAATCGTGTTGAGGAACACATTTCTGACTTCAGATCGATTTGGCCCAACGTCGCAAAAGAATTCTATGCAATCGAAGAGGCGCAATTTCAAAGTGAGGGAGCAAGAGGCGCGTCAGGAAAATGGGCCGCATTGTCTCCCGCATATAAACGGTGGAAAGAGATTCATTACCCTGGCGAACCCATACTGAAACTCGCCCACCCGTTATACGAATCGCTTACTAGCCCTGACGCGCCTGATTCGATATTCCGTATGGAAGCTACGGAAATGACGTTAGGATCGCGCACGCCTTATGCTACCGCCCACCAGAAAGGTGCAGGCCGGATGCCAGCGCGTCCACCAATCTCACTAACCGAATCAGATAAAAGGCGAATACAAAAAAGCATTCAAGCGGGTTTAGTTGCGTTTACTAGACGTGCCGGATTTCAAGTGGAAGAAAAAGCAGCATGACGTGGGCCAGAAAGTTCAACGCTGTAAGAAACGAACATTTAATAGCAAACGTCTCTGCCGTAATCACGCGAGATTTTAAGCTGGCTTTAGACGTACTCAATCCAGGTGAAGATTTACCAGACTTTAGAGAGAAAGCATTAGGACAAGTCAAAGGCTTGGAGTACCCATGTCTGGGATTATCTCCGCGCAGGGGTGCATCTTCACCTTCAGACGATGCGGCGAGAGTCGGTCAAGCATTTCACTTTGATTTGCAGTACGGGGTTACTGATGACGGGCCTGATACGGTAACGAACCGGATTATGAAATACACATCAACTATGGAAGCGGTGCTGTTGGCGGCAACAAAGAATGACTTCTTTGCTGGTATGCCCGGTCAGGTGTTTGGGTTTGTCGTAGAGACGGAATGGGAGTTCGGGCCGTTCGGTACAGTCAAAGGCGTGTCTACTCTTTTCCGGGCCGCTCAGATGTCGGTAACGATCACGGTCAACGCTCGATAACTAAGACTCTGATTAGTGCTATAGTTTCGACAACTTAACGCGAGGCCAAGTACGGCGCAATATCCGTAACCGCCCGTTTCCCCTTAACCGGGGATGCGGGCATTTTCATTTTAAGGAGCACATCAAATGGCCGGTACTAGCGACAACTTCAGTTCGACAACTGTAGCGATAGGCCCAGGGAAATTATACGCAGGGCTTGCAATACCAGGGGCCGGAGGCCGGTTGATTCTTGCCAGTGATGGCACTCCTGACGCAACGCAAAACCCCTCAGCCCTACACCTCGGCTACACCGAAGGCGGCACGGAATGGAAGCAGGGGCACACGCTAACCGAGTTCACGCCTGATGAGTCCAACTACCCGGTTATCAGTCGCGTTACGGGGGAGAGTGCTTCAATTTCCGGCTCGCTCTGGCAGTCGTTTGATTTTGACATCAACGCGATTCTTAACCCCCTTGACGTCAGGAGCAACTTACCCGGCACGCAGGGAGCTACATTCGGCGGTATAAACACCTTTAGCTACAACTCTGTTGCGGTGATCTTTCCGCTTGAAGGAATAACTCCAACGATCTACGGAGTGTTCCATCTTTACAAGGCGGTGAACGACGCAGAGGCGGCGGCCAAGATAACGAGCAAAGCAGTTGGCGCGACCCCATTTTCATTTAAGGGCCATGCGATTCCTACAAGAGCGGCGGGAGATCAGGTTGGTCGTAAATTTAGGCAGACCACAGGAGCAACATCCTAATGGCTGAAACAGAAAACACCTGGCGCAAACGCCAGCCGATTAAATTCCCCTGCAAGTCCGGCAACGAGATAACTGTAAGGCGTCCTGGCCCTGACTTAGCACTAAAGGCAGGCAAGTTTGCGCGTGTGCTGAAGTCACAGATGGATGCCGGCGCGAGCGTAGAACAGCAACTAGAGTTCATTGAGAAACTGCCTGATGATGAACTTGAGAAGCTAATGGCATTTGCTCGTATCTTCGTTGCAGATGTTGTTATCAACCCTCCGTTATCGCTAAACCCAAGAGAAGGCCAGCTAGGGCCAGACGACGTGCCGATTGAGGACTTCTGGCAAATCTACATCAGTGGCATGCGCGGATTTCCTGAGACCTCCGTAAAGCTGAAGGAGGGCGAGACCACCGTGGATGCGGTCACTTCGTTTCCTGAGCAATCGGGATCAAGTACTGATGCTAGTGAAGACGGCGGAAATGTCGAAGGCTTCCCCTGCTGACGTATTTGGAATTCAGGAGCATGAGATCGCGTTTGCCTTTAATGTCGAGTGTGCTGACATTCAAAACCAGTGGGAACAAGAGCGAGAGTTTGAGAAAGAAAAACGCCAGCTTGAATTACTGACCGGCCAAAAGATTGCAACGGAGTTTGGCGGCATCCCACAAGCAGAAAATAAAGGTTCAGTTGAGCGATGGTAAACACAGTGAGCCGGTTATCAAAGGAAATGCTTTCATTTGTTCCGACTGCTCGCGCCCATTCATTGATGTGCAAAACGGGCAAGTAAGAATCAGGACAAAGCACGGGAGCAAAGAGCACGAAAACTTCCTCTCGCTTGATGATTTGAGACTGTTAATGTTTCTGGTGTGGCGGGAAGCTCACCCACCATTTGAGCGTTGGTAAAACTGAATAAGAGCGATGCCAGAGCGCGTCCAGCTTCTTTAAGTTGGGCGCATTTTTATTATGGCCGACGATCTTTCCTTATTACTAAAAATTCGCGGCGATGCTGCTAGTGGAAAAGCTGCGGTTGCAGAAACGCGCGCGGCTATAGCCTCACTGCGGGCCACGACCGCTACAGAATTCGGAGCAATACAGAACGCAGGCACTAGCGCCTTCTCAAGTCTCACAGATTCCTTAAATGTATTTGTTGGGCAACGCATCCCGTTAGTCGGCGGGGCGTTCGTTCGCGTTACAGAAAACCTTCGCAACTTCGGCGCGGAATCAAAGAACGTAGAAGCTGATATAGCGAAATTCAATAAGACAGTTGACGGTATTGCTTCCTCAACTGGTAAAAGCGCCGCCGAAATAAGAACCTTCCTTGGCTCGTTCGTGCAACTCGAAGGACAAGCAGCAAGAGACGCAGCGGCTATAGAAAAGTTCGGGGTCGCGAATGCGAACATCATTCCACAACTTGAAGCCGCTGCTACTCAGCTAGGAACGATGTCAACAGTTGCGCCCGAAGCGGCGACCGGACTAGCAGGCGTTGTGGGCGCGATGGGGCCAGTAGGGATAGCCGCTGCCGGAATCGCGGTTGAAATTGGGTTAGTCGGGATTGCTTTCGGTGCGGTTACATCCGTTGCTAAAGGACTTGTCGAGCAGTTCTTTGCGCTGGCTGAGTCTGCCGCGTCCTGGCGCGGAGCACTCTTAGACAGCTCTCAGCAGTTAGGCATCTCGGTTGAAACCTTAAGCGCGTTTGAAATTCTTGCTAAGACTACAGGTGGGGATCTCGGCTCGATCACAGCCTCACTTGGGATCTTCCAAAAGAAACTCGAAGAAGCACAAGACCCTCTGAGTAAGACTGGAAAGCTGTTCAGCGATCTAGGTGTCAACACAAATAGCACCGAAGAAGCATTACGCACCGCTCTCACGCAATTAGCGGCAATGCCTGAAGGCTTTCACCAAACCGCTACTGCCTTAGAACTATTCGGGCGCGGTGGGAAGTCCATTCTCGCAATTCTGAAAGAGATGCACGGCGATCTTGACGGGGCGATTAGTCGCTTCCGAGAGATGGGTCTAATAGTCTCAAAAGAAGATGCTGTAGCCGCTGATAAGTTCAACGACGAACTCGCGTTACTTCATTTTAGATTTAGAGCACTGCTGGGCAACGAAGCAATCCCAGCGGCTACCGTCGCACTAGAAGCCCTTGGCAAGACGATTGATAACAACCAAGGCGTTGTTCAAGCTCTCGGAGAAGTAGTCCATTTAGCAGGGTTGTCCCTTCAGGGGTTTGTAATCGTTATTAACCAGGGAGTTGAAGCGGTAAACATTGCGCTTGGGCCATACCGAACACTAGCGAGTGTCTATGAACGAATTGCCGCTGCGTTAAAGGACGTGAACGCGAACGCAATTCCGGCATTCACGGATTTTTCGGCGACTACTGGCGGTGCGGGGGGAGGGCTTGATCTTGCTTCAGCTTTGGGATTAGCAACTAAGACTACCGGCGCAGCGGACGAAGCTGCTAAGGAGGCACAGAAAGCACGGAAAGAAGCCGCCACTCGGGCGAACAGAGAGATTGCCTTAAGCCTCGATGCGCTGGAAGAAATCACTCGCGTCCATTTAGTAGATTTACAGCGAGAACGTGATCGCGATCTTAAGAACATTGACGAATGGGAAACGACATCTCTTCAGCTGGCCCATGATCATCGCGTCGGCCTGGAAGCTGTTTACGATCAGGAAGCAACTAACGCACGGAAGTTTATTGACAACCAGGCGGATCTCTCACTTGCTTTACAGGAAATTGAGCAAAAGAAAACTAAGGCTGTTAATGCGGAAATTGAAAAGCGCAATGAGATTCAGGACAAGGCGCAGCGGGATCGCGATCAGGCAGAACTCAATCTCAACAAGCAGTTGGCCGCAATTCGTGACACGGCACGGGAAGGTGAATTAGCGCGAATCAAGAACGCTCTTGATCGTCAGGCCATTACTGAATCTGAAGCGAAGGCCGCTGAGCTAGCTTTACTAAAAGACGCTCAAGAACAGCGATTAACACTCATTGACGTTGAGCTTAATCAAGAGTCCACAAGCGCGGCTAGAAAACTTGAATTAGATAATTTACGGATTCAGTCAGAGCAGAAATACACGGATGAAAAGAAACGGCTAACTGACGAAAGAATTGACGCGGCGAATAGAGAGCAAGCATCGAGCGGCCCAGGCTCTCAGGGCGTTGGGCCGGTTACATCAGATGATATTGCGCGACGTGCGGGTGCGGCGGCGGATATTGCAGCAGGCTTCCCTCCTCCGGCCCCAATCATTGACCCGTGGAAAGAGGCACTATCACAACTCAAGGACATGGGGCTGGATGCCGTCAACTCGCTCGCGGCGGGTGTTGGTAATCTTACTCAGCAGTGGGTGCTCTATGGCTCTGTAGGCCCGAATGCGGTTCGTAAAATGGTCGCGTCCGTCCTGGCAGGGCTGGCAGCTCAGGCTGCAATGCAGGCCGTCATGGAGTTAGCTTATGGCTTCATTGCCTTAACGCCGTGGGGTGCTGCTTTATACGGGCCAGCGAGCAATCACTTTATCGCTGCCGCCTTGTTCGCCTCTGTGGCTGCGGGTTCTGCTATTGCTGGCCGCCTAGTCGCCGGTAATTCTTTTCAGTCCAGCAACGCAGGCTCGTCTGGTAAGGGTATTGGCGGCGGCACTGCAACAGGCGGTGCAGGCGCCCCGTCGTCACAGGATACAAACCGACTTAATTATCAACCTAGTGTTATCCAGGTTCACTTACACGGGGAGGCAGCGGTCGCGTTCAAGTATAAAGTGATCGATGTAATCGTAGACGATCACCGAGACAACGGGCGCGTGCGAACAATGATCGAGACAGGCCAAGTCTAGTTCTTTGGCCGCTTGAATATGCAATGCCAACCACCGTGCTCACCTTCGTTGTAACCCGCAAGTTCCCAACCTTCCGAGCCTAGTCCGTTGATCTTACTTTCATCAAAACACTTTTGCTCGATTTTATATTCCCACGGTTGAGGCTTTGGCTGTTGGGTTGCTGAACTAATAGAGAGGATCGACAGAACGAGAATAAGCGTAAGTAGTATTTGTTTCATAGTGAGCGAATGCTATCACTTTGAAACGGCGTGTTCAAACCTAATGTAGTTATCGCGAGCATCTCGCCGTTGCTCCTTAACTAACTGTTGGAGTTGGCGATTTTTCCGCTTGAATTTCTTAAACTTCTTCTTTGGCTGGCGAAGTTTTCCTGAAACGTAAGAGGTTGCACGCCCGAGTAGTTTTGCATTGTGGTTAAAGACTTTCAAGCCTGATTCGCATTGTCGGCATATTTCACCAGATGAACCTAAAAGCACTTGGCTGCAAATGGCACAATTCCGGCTAAATTTTAGTCCCCTTCTCTCTTGCTTCTCAGTAGCTTTCTGTCCATTGACTTCAACTCTACAGCTTAGGCAGATTGCATAGGGAGCTTTTGGATCTCCGAACCATTCTATTAACCGATCCTGATTGCACCGAGGGCATTCTTTGGAATTCATCACTCAACCTCGTTCACTGCTTGGGGGCGCTCTGAGCTGAGCGAACGAAGACCTTGCCCGTCTTTTATAAGAACAGGTGTTTTCGGTCTTCGCACGCATAGGGAAAACGGGTGCGCCCGTCGCCTCGCTTATACGTCTCGGTTCCTGGTTTGTTGATGGGCCGCTCTGGTTATTAGTTGCGGCTGGCCTATTTATTACACGCCACCAAACCTGCACAGGGCGCGTCGTCCGGTATTTAGCCTTAGCCCTTGTTTAGGGGTTAGACGAGACGCTTCGTGTACGAGAAGTGCTTGCCGTAGCGTGGATTGATTGGCTGGAAGGTTAGTCAGCCTATTTCAAATAACCTCAATCGAGTTGAACGTACCACGCTTCTTTAATTTACGTTTTCGTGGTACTCTTCCTTGTCAGTCGCGCGTCAGATAACTTCAATCACGGCAAAGCCCGCAACCCGCAAGGGAAGCGGGCTGAGTCGTTTCTACGCAACCGCTTTCAGAGGCTCGCGCACGAATTCCTCTAATGCGTCGTCGTAGGCGCACGTCATAGTGAACGCGGCGTTAATGGCATCACTCACGGCGCAGTCATTAGCAACACGTGACCGCTCAGGGTTCGTGATCATTTTGAGCAGAATTACGAGCTTTTCAGCGGATTGAGGGTCAGCGTTGATGATTCCGCCAACCAGTCGGCGGATCGTCTCAGGGTTGTCGAATTCATCGACGGGTGCTAGTCTTGGCATGGCTAAAGTCTCCTATCCGGGGATGTTGGTCATTAGGCTTGGCAGGGCGGTCACACGCCTTGTCAGGCCGTCTTTGTTTAGACAAAGGAATTTATACCTGAACAGAATTAGAATGTCAAAACAATTCCTTTGCCGTGGCAGAATACGGGTGTACAATGCCGCAAATGGAGCTTTTGAGTACCAGGCAAGCGGCGGAATATCTAAACGTGTCCGTGGCGCGAATTCAGCAATGGATTTGGGATGGCAGGCTCCCGGCCATTAAGCCGAGCCGCGACTACCTGGTGGATAAGAAAGACCTGGAAAATATCGTAGCGTTCCGTCGCGGTCGGCCGCCAAAGAAGACACAAGCCAAAAAGAAACGCTAATGCCCTGTCTTGGTTGTCACAGAAAAAGCTTAAAACTCATTTGGGGCTTCTGTAAATTTCTGCCGCCCTGACCTTCACAAACTTAAAACCCTTACCTTGATATAATCCTATCTGACAATTTCTGTGCGATGCCATGCGCGTCCGAGTGTTTTTCAACATTCGGGCGTTTTGTTTTTGGAGTGAATCATGCCAAGCGAATTTCCACTTCCCTCTGTGAACAGTGGCTATCCAACACCTCTGTATTTCGAGTTGTTGCCGGAGAAGTTTGTTGTGGGGCGAACAATCTATGACGACAACGGGGCGGACTACAAACTTCAGAACGGTGGAAACGGAATGCTGCAATGGATCGTGAAATACGACGGTCTCACGGTAGCAGAGGCAGCGATCCTTATTAGTTGGGCCGCAAGCATGTTTTACAGTGAGGATGAAGGCTCAGCTTACGGCGCGAACCTAAGACATCATCTACCTGAAACCGCATGGACAAGCACATCAGGAACTCTTTACAGCGGAGTTCATATCAGCCCTGGTGGATATAAAACAAGTCACTCAAAAGCAGGTGTATTGGCTATTGAGTTCCTTTTGGAGAAGCGGGGCTAGATGCAGCAACTTAGTTCCGCGCTCACCGCTGCCCTTCTCGACATTGATGCACGCGTAACCCCGCGCGTACTCGTAGACCTTTTTGAACTCTATGAATCCGACTACACACCTGGAGTTAATGGATTCGATCCCGATGACGCAATTGAATCTTTCGCCGCTGAGACTCTTACATGGAATGGGAACGCTTATCGCCGGGAACTCATCTCTCGTGGTGACATCACTAGAAACTTCGGAGAAAAGACCAACACAGTAACTCTCACGTTCTCGAACATCAGTCGCTACATGGCTACATTGGCCCAAAGCCAGGCCATTGAAGGTTTATTCTTAGTCATCCGTTGTATAGTTCCGTCAGTTACCGATGATTCAGTTGTTCTCTTCGTTGGCCGTTGTGATAAGCCAAGCGATATTGATAAGAAGTCTTTTACTCTCACGGCAAGACAGGACTTCGGAAACATCAATCAGGAGATTCCACCTCGTATTTTTGCCGCTGAAGATCCAAACGGCAGAGTGCCTGACGATCCTTTATATGAAGGCTTTCGTCTGACTTCAGCGGGTGGAACTTTTCCATTACCTGTAACCACTCCATCCACAAGTTTCTTTGGTCGTCTATTCGGAAAGCAAAAACATTCAACTGAGACTCGGCAATGGTCAATGTGGGACAACACCGCATTTGGCTCGACTGTGCCGATGGTCTTTGGCCGCTGTCAGATGGAGTTAATCCCAATTCTCTTTACTGACGCGGGTTATAACGATTTTGGCGTCTGGGTGATCGGTGAAGGGCGAATAGACGGGTTCACCGATGTGAAAATCCGTGATGATCGCTTTCTCTTACAAACTCAGGATGTTCACTTAGGCGATCTCGGTGGGACGGGTACTAACGCCACAAACATGTCCAGCCCAACCGGGCCAATAACTCAAGGCTATCTAAGTCGCACTGCCTACACGATCATTTCTTTCTACGGTTCAGCAGGAGACGTAGTTGACGATCCACCAGTAGTCACCGCCCTGGTCAGAGGAATGCAGGCATCCCTTCCCGATGGTACCGGAGTTTTTGTAGTTACTGGATGGACTGATAACCCTGCTCATATAGCGAGATTCATTCTTACCGATTCGAGATTAGTGAACATCGATCCAGGCTTTATGGAGGACTCAGTAAATTATCTTACTGGCCTTCATTGCGATGAGCCATTGATCGATGAGTCGAATAGTGAATTGACGTTAATTCCGAGTCCTGACATGCCTCAGACTGGATTAACAATTCACAGGTATCCATCAACGGGAATTATTAACGCGAGACGAATCCGGTTTTACGATCTGGGTTTAGATCCTTTAATCATCCCTGAAGAGCAGGAAGTTGATTACACCTCTTACGATATTGGGGACATACCTACTACCTTTGCAATCGTTCCAGTTCTCAGAAAACGCTATACGTTTAACGCTCCCTTAACGGATAAAGTTCGAGCGGTAGACTTTCTTTACAAGACAGTCTTCCCAACCTTCAAAGGCTTTTTACGAATAAACAAAAGAGGTAAGTATGAGATTCGCAGCGAGCGATCTTCGGATTCAACAATGCTCCGAAGTGCTTCTGCGGTCGGTGCCACGTCAGTAGCCATTCTTGACGTGCTCCCCTGGAAGTCTGGGCCTGAACTTCTGACCGGGCGGATACTGTTAGGGTTTGGGCTTACGACTTCCGAGGTTCGCAATGTAACAAGCGCAGACTATTCCACTGCCGGCAACTCTGTAACTCTTTCCGCTTCCGTTACGGGTGGAGTGACGGCCACTGCGTCGGGGGCTAATTTATCAGGCGGATCGACTACGGTTCAAGCCTCAGGAACAGTAACGATTGGCGGAACCCCGGCGGCGGGAAATACAGCCACAATCACCGTTAATGGGATTGCTTCAGTTCACATTGTTGAGAGTGACGATACGACTGCGACCGTGGCAAGTCTTTTAGCTGCTCGAATCAACGCCACTCCGAAACTTAATAGATACATTCAGGCGATATGGAGTTCTGCTTCTCCGAATGTAGTCACTATAAAGTCTAAGCAAGGCGCTCTGAACCTTGATTCTGCGCTATTAAAGGCCCACAGCGGCCCGATAGCCGATCCCACTACCACACCCTCGCTTTCTTCGTCTGCGGGCGCTCTGGCCGCAGGGGATTACAAGGTAGCCTATGCTGACGTGGTGTTATTGCAGGCTTCGCCGCCCGTCTACGGACAAACCGCATTAAGTCCGGTGGCCCCGATTACTTTAGCCGCCAGCAAGAAAATTGATGTAGGAGCAATTGCTTTAGCTGGCACGTCTCGTAACTGGTACATGTCCGATGCTCCGTACTCCCCTTACCTGAAATATGTCGCCAATACAAACGGCTCGGCATTCTCAATCAATGCCCTTCCTTTACCTGGGGCGGCGATTGCAAAAGCCTACAACACCACCGGGGAAGAACTCATTAGGATCGCAATGTCGTTTGCGACCAACTCCCAGGATATTTACCCAGTCTGGAAACCCAGCACTACTGTTTTAAGCGCAGAGATTCGCCTTCCAACCGTGCCGAATGGACATAAGTATTCACCATCTTCAGGAACTACGGGAACGACCGAACCAACCTGGCCCACTACCGCAGGAGGTACGGTGGTTGACGGTACTGTTACCTGGACTGAGGCCGGATCAACAGTTCTCAAACAAGCCGGATTGACTCGGGCAAACATCAAGAAAGACACTTTCAAGTGGCCGAAAGGTTCTACCCAAGCCTCAGTCAATCAGATCAAAGGCAAGTATCGAGATTCAAATAATGATTTTGCGTTGACTCCGTTTACTGTCAATGATCGCGCACATCAATTACAGGTTAAGAAGAAATATCCGTATGAAGTCGATCTTTCAGGGGTAGATAACTCACATCAAAAAGATCGTATTGCCAACTTTCTTTTGGCTAAGTTCCGTGAGGGTGACTGGTTTGACTCTTTAGAGACCGGCCCACAGGGAATGGTGTTAGAGGAAGGCGATGTAATTTGCGCTTCAGATGATTCAGGTGGGTTGATAAATGTCGTTACCCGAATTGAAGAACTAAGAATCCATCCAAGCCATGACGTTTCGATTGCCCAGGCAAGAAAGTATTCCACTCTGATGTTTGCCGACGAGGTAGGGCAGGACACTATTCCTGTTCCCTCAACTCTCAGGTTTACGCAGACAGTTGATTCGCTAATTGAGTTTATTGACAACTTCCCGATCCGAGATGCAGACGGGTTAACACCCGGATTCTACGTTGCTGTCAGTCGTGATTTAGCAGATATAGGCGACTGGCGCGGCTGGATACTGTACGCAGATTATGGTGATGGTTATGTTGAGATTGCCCGTGGTGATGTTCCCGCGATCATGGGCACGGCCACAACTACGTTAGCAAGTGTTAGCGATCCATCCGTGTTTGATCGAGTGAACTCTGTCACCTTTACCTTGAAGTTTGGGCCACCCGCTCCGTTTCCCAATCCATTTGTGAGCGTTACCGAAGCGGAGTTATTGGCAAACCCGCGTCGTAATCTTTTCTTATATGGCGATGAATACATTCAAGCGGCCACGATAGTTGATAACGGCGATCAGTCGTACACGATTAGCGATTTACTGAGGGGAAGGTTCGGGACTGACACGCTCGAATTAACACATGGAGCAAGTGAGCGGGTTGTGTTTCTTGATGGCTCGGAAACCTTTGTTCCGATTGATCCAGTTCGTCTGAATACCGAATACAACTACAAAGCAGTCACAACTAATCAAGATGTAGCTGACGCTACTGCAACTCCCTTTACTTGGCATGGCGGTACTGTAAGACCCCTCTCACCCGTTAACCTTAGAGGCAGGCGGGACGCGGCAGGCAATCTCTTTATTGAGTGGACTAGACGTTCGCGCACGGCCCCAGGGCTACGGCCATATTCTGATGTGCCCTTGGCCGAAGAAAACGAAGTGTATGAGATCGAAATTTACGATGGGGTTGACGTTATAAGAAGCTGGCGAGTGTCGGCGTCTCAGTCCCGCGCAATCGTATGGTCGAGTTTGTTAACTAATCTAGGCACAGTCTCTCTCACGGGCGGAGATGGCGGCAGCCTGGATTACAACGATGTAAGTTTTGGCGGGAACGGATTAGCGTCAGCAGTTTCAGTGCAGCGCATCTCGCAGGATTTTCGATTGGATTTCGTGCTTCCTGGCGGCGCAAACGCACCGTTCGCTGTGGGCATTGCGCCGATGTTCGACGTGGGCGATTACAACAGTATGCCCGCTGCGTCTGCCGCCTACTGGTTAGCGCAAAGTGCCTACCCAGAAACGCAAAGCGGTCTACTGGTTGCCCCGACAGCGGGAGACAAATATTCCATTGAATTGCAAGGTGGAATTTTTCGGTACTACAAAAGCTATACAAGTGCGGCCACGCTGCCGATATACACTAGTGTCTTACAACAGCAAGGGTGGCCTTATGTCGTCTTTGCGTACTTCAACACGCCTGCCAACGGATTCACGGATCAAGGGTTAGCGTCAGCAACTCTATTCCGCGCTTTGATCGATACGGAATACACAGCAGGGCAACAAAGCGCAGACGGGTTTACGCCTAACGTCTCGCCTATCACAGTTCGCGTTTATCAGGTGTCACAAGTAACAGGACGCGGCGCGTATCGAGAGGCAGTCTTATGATCAACCGCACTGTTGCCACGTCTTACAATTGGGATCGGGAACAAAGCAGGTTAGTCCGCCTTCCCCGTCCGGCTCGCAGGTTGAAACCATTACGGGCGTATCTACTTGTTTTGCTTCAGGCGTTAAAGCGGAGCGGTCGTTAATGAAGATCGTGAGAAAGAGTAACGCGGATAACATGAGAAACTCCTTTGAGGAAATACCAATATGCCAATCATAACTTACAATGGCGTCGATTATCCACTGCCGCCCGACGATGGAACCGGGAGTAAGGTTCCTTCTTACAACGAAACCATCCAAGCGATTCTTGCCGCACTCTTTGGTGGAACGTCTGCTACGTGGGTCTCATGGGCTCCAACGCTGACTAATATCACTATCGGCAATGGCACTGTGACTGCCAAGTACGCACGTGTCGGCAAGATCATATTCTGTCGCCTGAACATCGTATTTGGATCAACCACCTCGCTTAGTGGAGACGTAATCTTTACCTTACCCGTCACCCGCGCTACCTACGCTGGAACGGCAGGGGTTACTCCGCTTGGCGTAGCGGCAGCAAGGGACAACTCAGGAGACCTTGTATATCAAGCAACGACTTGGACTTATTCAACTACCACTCAAGCTTTTGTACGCTTCATTCTTGCTAGCGGCACTTATGGAACTTCTGTTGCCGCATCAGCCACTGTTCCGTTTACCTGGGCAACGGCTGATGAAATTAACACTCAATTCTTTTATGAAGCTGCGTAGCCCTTCAACCATAAGGCTCACGCGCTTCGCGTGGCCCCTTCTCAATACTTGATAGTGGGAGTAGTGGTTTTCATCTTCACTAAAAATAAGATTTTCAAGTTTTAATGTCGGCAAAAAGCGTCTAGGCTTTCCTCGGTTGTTATTCTGCAACCATCTTTAGTTGGATGCTTCCGCTTCTTCGATCTCAATTTCATCCGGCCACTCGCGACAGTCGTATCCAGTTTCTTTTTCCAGCCAGACTTCGTATCGCTCCATGATTTCAGCTTGCGTTCGTTGGCAGATATAGCGATGCCAGCTATCCCAGCAAATAGAACGGAATCTTTCCTGCTCATGCTCAAGACGATCCCAAAGCAGCACCCAAAGTACACGCCACGGGCCACCGTAGATACGGATCAAAACAAAATGGCAGTTTGCCGCGACAAGAAAAGGTGGAAACATCTCCGGTTTGCCCGCAACCTTCGTTAGCTCGGCGCAGCGGTTGAAGTACCATTCTCGGTTCGGCGGCTTTGTATTCGGAAGCATTCAATCATCTCCCTGCGTTTCGCGGGCCAGGTTCTCAACAAGTAACGGAAGCTAGTATCTGTTTCCGCATCACCCCTGAATTTTTGAACTTTGATTCCGTAGCTCTGCTGCAATACGGTCAACTAACGACCGCTCGAACTGTTCTGAGATCAATTCGATGTTGGCGTTCTCCATAGCAGAGTCGATTATTCCCTGTGCCGCGCCTTGGCTTCTTCTTTACTTAGTTGGGCTGGTTGAGTAGCAAAGACTGATTCGATGATTGACGCCAGCCGTTTTAGTTCCCATCGTTTATCGCTACATCCTTCACAGGCAGCATCAGACTCAACGTATATTGAGCACGTGTGCTTTTTGATGTGGCCAGTTACACCGAAATTGTTATCAATCTTCTCTGCTGCTTCTCTCGCCAACTTCTTTACGTCCTGTTGTGGTTGAGAAACATCAGCGTCTGCCATTGCCTGTAATAGTGATGCAGGAACTATTTCTTTGAGTTGAGCAAGTGCGGGCGGATTCATGTGGCCGAGCGTCATGTACCACCGCCCGAAATCACGCAGAGCTTTAGCGGCTGGTTGGGGTTGAGTAGCAACGCGAAACGGTTTGTCGGAGTATTCAACTACAACGCGCACATACTTACCGTTGAGCATTTCAAGGTCACGCTCTACGTTCGCTACGTTTGAGACGCCCGTTTCTGTCATCGCAACGCCCGTTAAGAACTCATGGCCGCACACATCGGCATCGTGCTTCGTGCGCTGTAGTTTAAGTCTGCCTTCGAGTGCTACATAGGTTCGCTCAGGCGGTAGTAGCTCCTCTGCTGCTTGTGGCGATTCAACTGATTTAGTCATTTGCTTACTCCTTTGTTGGATAGCCTCGAAACGCATCTAGCAACGCTTCGTCCAGATCACTTCTGAACACCCTTTTTGTATCGATAGCGGCAAGTTTTCTACTTACCTGCTTGACGACATCCTTCTGCGTTGCCGCCCATCCAACCGCAGTACCAGAAGGACTATGAAATTCATACTCGAAGCCACGCGAGTCTTTGAAGATGGACACAACCACTACCAACTTTCCCTTCACTTCTTTTGATGATTCAGTAGTCATTGCTTATCCTTACCTCGCTTAGCTGCTTCTAACGCCGCGATGATCTCGTGCATTTCTGCGAGCGCAGCGCATCCCTGCTTCGTGTCATAGACATCTGGCGGGTTGTCCACAAACTTGTCTTTGCATTCTCGCGCGATCGCAATCGCTTCATCCCACACCTTTGCCCGTTCTTCTGCTATGGCTGAGGTAACTTTGTCGGCGCGGACATATTCTTGTTGTGGCAAGTCTGGACGGTCTACCGTGCTGCATACCGCGGCGTAAGGTAGCGGCACCCACACTCGTTCTGGCGCATCGTTTTGTTTGGGAGTCATAACTTTTCCTCTCTGCCGAGGTTGTGCCGTGCATACCTAGCTGCATCACCGGCTTGCGCGAGACTTCTATTACACAACTCCATAAGTGCCAGAGCGGACTTGTGGCTTCCATCTTCCGTCTCTCTCATAACCCGATGGTGGGCCAGTCGCGCCTTTTCAAGCACCTTTTTAATTGCGGTTTCAACTTCGGCTATATCGTCAACTAACATTACTGCTTCTCCTCTATAGAAACGGACGCGAGTTCAGCTAATAATTCATGCATTACCATGTTGAGCATTACAACCTGACTGTCCGTGTACTTTGTTTTAAGCCGTCGTTGAACTTCCCTGGTGGCCTCAATCATCGCGTCCTTCATTTTCTCCGCGTGTTCGTTGTGAAAAATAACGTGTGCCAGCTTTTCTACTTCTGCTTGCGCCTCAGATAGTTGGCGTTGGAGTGATTGAATGTATTCGTCAAACCCAACGTCTTCAGGGCAGACAGCCGCTTCGCGCTCCTCAACATCGCCAATCCAGCTGTTTGCTTGTCTGAGGTCAAATAGTAATTGCTTATTCTCACTGCGTAGTTGGTCTATGAGTTCCAAAAGGTAGTCAATATCCATCAACATGCGACCTTCTCGAAGTAACATATCGCGTGGCGTTCGAGCGGTAGGCCCATACTGAGACTCACGCCGTTCGCGTATCTCTTGTTCACGAGAAGATGGAGAAGGCTCAAAGGTATGTGATTTCTGAAACTCCGTGCTAATTGAATGGATGGGATCGTCTTTAGGGCTACCACATTTACAGACCGTCGCTCCCTTACGGTTAGGTGGCAGGTGATTTGAAATGATTGCAGCGGCATGCGCTAGCGACTCAGATTGAAACTTCAACCCGAAAGTTGACGAAATCTCTTTTGCTGCTGCTAATACAGAGTCAGAGTCAGGGAGATGCGGAACAGACCCCTCTGCCGTCACGTTGTTATTGTGGCTCGCTGCGCTCGACTCGGTTGCTTGAGTGCCAACGCTGTGAAGTACGGCCACTTGATAATCCTGCAAGCCTCTTTTCGCCGCCGCTTCAAGTGCTTGCACAACAGTTTGAATGCCATGCTGATAGGCATCCATGTGTCCGTCTGAATGATGACCGCCGCCGTAGTCGTGGCAACCTCGCGCAATCTTCACGGCGTCCGCAAACGATAAGTTGTCGCCGCGCAGCGCGGTCTTGGGTTCTTGTGTGGGCGGTGCGGGGAGTACGTCTAATGGCAACCATCCAACGGGTGCCTCTGGATACCATATGGCGTTACCACCCTTTACCTCTTGGATCGTCACGTCGCCTGACGCGCTTAACAGCAGAACCCGCACACCTATCGGGCAGCTTTCAAAAGGTTGCCATTGGTCAGCACTCACCGCGACTGACTTTCCGATAACAACGTCAGGGAGTGTAGACGCAGTTTGCTTTGTCTCCACTGAATCTTCTGTTTCTGTTTTCATAAGCACCTTCAAAGAATTATTTAGTTTCCAGACACGCTACGATTAACGAACGGTTGTTGATGGAAACCCACGCCCAGCTTGAGTGCTAATCACAGGTATCGCCAATTCCATCGTCCTGTCTTGAGTTTGGTTTCGACTAACGCGCCTGCCTCGGAACGGAAGAAGCACGAATCGCAAACCTCAACCTCAAACCAGCCGGACGCGATCCGCATGTGCCCATTCTCTTGATGGATTCCGACCGCTCTTGTTGCCTCGTTGCGGCAGCGATAGGAGCGTGGCTGCCTCTTGGTTGTCGGCCTCTTTTCCGGCGTTCGCATTGCATTACAACGTCGCATTGCTGTCCTTCCCTTTCCTTCAAATAAAAATCAAAAGTTACCATTCAGTGAAATGTAAATTCCGAACTCACAACATCCTTCTGGCGAACGGTCGTTGTCTCCGCGTCCCGCTCAGCTTCGTTGTGTGTCAGGCCCACATCGCGGACATATCAGCGGGCCTGCTTTGTGCCAACGAACCATGCGAGAGCCGCAGGCGCAACGCTTCACTTGCTCGACTTGATTAAGGTTTAAATAATCCACACCCGTACAGCATCCGGCCTTGCCGTGAGTGGGGCACAGATATTTTGTGTTCACGGATAGTTCTTGTTCGCTCATAATTTTTTCTCCAGCCGTGCGTGATTAGCTTCTACGATTTGCACCCATTCCGCTTCCGTAAAACCGCGCGGTTCGCCATCGAGGGCCGGATAGACCAGCGCGGGACGCGGGGATAACTCACGTTCATCAGAGGGGTTCTTTGCTTCATCTACCACTTTATTTTTCTCCCTTGCGCGGACTAGAGTTGAAAATACTTTTTCAGGTTAAGACGCCGGACTAGGGCTTTCCTCGTTTGTTATTTTGCAATCATCCTCACGTTGAATGATTACGCGGCAGTAGATTCGCGCCTGTCGGCGGCGGCAAATGCCTCTTCCCATGTATCGCCCTGTCCCATGATCTCGTTGAAGAGCCCGCTGGCTCTGCCGACGCTGAACCGATAGTGGTGTGCGTCGCCTTCCGTGTTAGAAATCTGTTGGCGGCACTCACGCCTTTGCTTTAGCAGTTCTTGATACCAGTCAAGCTCTGCCAATCGACGCGCTACCTCTTCTTCAATCCGTTTGATCTCAGCGCGAGCGTTAAGCACGGCGTCGAGTGCTGTCTTGCGTTGCTCTGGCGATGAGAAGTGGCCGCTGTTGCGCACGTAGAAGGTCTTGCCCCATCGCTTCTTTGCTTTAGCCACCGCTTGTTGGTTTGTCATTATTTGATCGTCCTCTCAGTGATGAATTTGAAGGTGTAGATACACGCCTCCACTATCCATTATAACATTCGAGTCAAATCGACTTGGCCCATTTGGGCCATCCGGCTGCAAGTTTGCTGAATGAATCTTCATTGAAAATAAATATTTGAGATGAAAGTTGGCCCATGTAGCCATTCAATCTACTCCCGTCTGTTGAAATTCATCATTTAGGAAAAATGTCAGCACAAAACATCATGCTATTCCCTGGTTGTTACTGGTGGCCGCGAAGCGCGGACTGTTACGTTGAAAGCTACTCAATCACCGACTGCGCAGGTACACGCATCGTTGTCCGGTTGACGCTGACCATAGGCCGCGCAATTCGGCGCGTGACGGGTTAGCGCGTTGAACATATTCAGATAGCTAATCCGCGCTATCGCTGGCGTCCACGGCTCGATCTTCATTTCTAACGCCCCCACTCGGTAATCTTTCCACTCAGCGGGCGCGGGCTTCATTAAGTCCCGTTGCTCCGTTCGCAGTAATTGATTGTCAGCGGTTTTCACGCACGCGGGTTCAGTTGCGCTAAGGAAGAACCAGTTGAAGATTTTGCCTTGTAGGCGCTTTTCAGCTTCGCGGTAAGATTCCATTCCCAACGAGTGCTTGATTGGGCGCGGCACGTCGATTAGGTAAGCCTCAGAGGCGTCATGCAATAAGCCGTAAAGTGCGTATTCAGGTGGCACAACCTCGGCCACTAAACAGCAATGTTGGGCCACTGAATAGAACTGTTCGGTGTGTCCACCATAGCGACAAAGGTTCGACAAAGCGTGAGCGATGTCTTGTATGTCAATGTCTGCAAGGTTCGGCTCAAGCGGCCAGAACTGCTTGCCCGTGTACGTCTGAATCCAGTCCGTGTGTTTTGGTGCGATTACCGCGCCCATTGGTTAGCCTCCAACTTCCCAACTCGCTCGCTTTCGAGCGGTACAACCGATCAAGATTCGTAATAGGTGTAGTGGTTTTCATCTCAACTAAAAATCTTTTGTTTTGAGGTTTGTTTTCTCCATTACAGATAAGAATTTAGTGTTCAGGAACGCTGCGATCTCCGTCACGTTGTTATCCCGCGTTTCTCGCGCCGGTGCGTTGAGTGCTAACCCAGCATTAGTTTGATTTGCGGTAAGTAATAAATCAGCGCGTAGACCACGTAGCCCCAACCAAAGAACGCTGCAAACACCGCCCACCAGAAGGCGTGAAATAGCTTCCACGAAATGATGAAAGCAACGACGCCGCCAGCGGAGAACATTCCGCCAAAACAACCACAGCCGCCGCAACCGCTGTCGCCCGAAGACTCCGATTCACTCATGCTGCTTTTCTTTCCGGCAGGATTAGCCCGCCATTGGCGTTAATTGCTCTCAGAACCGCTTGCTCCATCTCTGAGTGCGTCATTTCATAATCAAGTACGCTGTGCGCGTTCCTACACGCAATAGCGACCACATAAATGTCATTGCCTTGCATCTCTCGGCGCTTTTTGGAATGTGCCGGATCGAGAATCGCGCAACACTCGTGATCGATAAAAGGAAACTCGCATCGTATCCGGCGTCGTGCTTCCAATTCGGGTTTCAAGAATCGCCACGCCTTGCGCCAATCGTTCGTCCTACGTCCGTTAGCCTTCAAGCGGCAGCCTCCGCGCAGCGGGGCTTTTCTCGATAGCATGGGCCGCGAGTTCTTGTCTGCATTCACCTTGATTCTGAACGCTGTCCTTCTCATCTGGCTACGCTTCATCAAAGCTCGTCCCTGTCCGTTATGTCGTATTCAGCTTCTTCGCAGATAGAATCATCTGAATGTACGCAAACGATCTTTCCGTCTACCCGCTTAAAAACGTGCGTGTTTTGTTCGCAACCATTCAGAGCTACCCACATTTTGTTTCTCCCTTTAAGTAAAAACCATCAAAATCATTTATGTTGTGCGAGGGCCACAGCATCTCTCTAGCGTTCGCGTGTTATCCCTCTGTCGCCGCTGGTACGTTGACGCTACTCACGCACTTGGCGCTCGTTGCGCTCGCCGCAACCAAGGCATTCGCGCACCTGAAACCATTCCTGCGATGTGTACGGGTTCATCGACATGAACCCAAGCCGCGTAGTCTCTCGCGCAACGGGCCTACTCCAGCGCGTTCGCTTGTGCCAATGAATGACGCACCACAAGGATCGGGGACGGCGATCCGGCTGCAAAGGCACGGACGCGGGAATCTCGCTCTCGATGATTGGCGTCGTTGAGTTTATTTCTTGCATAAGCCTCCAAGTTAGGCGTCGGCGTTTCGCCGCGCATTTATTCTCGAACCGTTGAATGCCCTGATGCTTTTGTCCGCATTAAACCTTAATCCAAACACGTACAGAGATAATCTGACTTCTGACAGCACGTCATAACTTCTTTTGAAATTTCACCTAAGCCCTGACATTCAGGACATGACATAGTTTGTTCTTCATAAGGGCGATTAACTCTTGAGGGCCATTCATCTGGAATAGTTCCTTTACCTTCACAGCGTTTGCAGTCAATGACGATCTCGATCATCTCTGCTAGTTCCTGCTGTCTGAGTTCTATAGCAGCGGCCATGTTGTCGTTTGCTACTGACATTAAATAAAATCCTTTTCAAACCAATTTTGTTCAGACGCCTGACCGTGATCGGGTTTGGTTGTTGAAAGCGCGGAAGCCGACGCATCGCGTTGAGTGCTCGGGTTAGTAAGAGCGAGCGCGGCGCGGGCCAGTTCAGTTCCATGTTGAGCGAGTCGCCAAACGCACGGCTCGCCCGCATCGTCGCAGCTTCCGTCACACACGTCAGCCGCCGCTCTCATTGCCAAGAAGCAGCCTTTTATTTCCTGAAGCGAGTCATCAAGTAAATCCCCGCGCACATAGGCAATATCGTTGTCATAGTATTTGTGATCGTGCACGACGGTATTTGCGTTGACCTCAACGAAGCGCAGTGACGCACCTTTCTGCCCAATCCACACTTTGTTCGGCGCGGGAAACGATGGAGCAGCACTCGTCTCCGGTGTCTTTTGAGACCCTGAACTTGGAATGTGGGAGTTCTGGTTTTCATTACTTAAATTCTTATCCATTTCTGATCTACTCCTTTATGGGTCTGATTCCGTCTGAACGCTATCTGTGTTTCATCGTGGGAATACTCTATTCTCAAACCAACAATTAGTCAACAACTATTTCTAACGTTCTGCATGTTATTTCTTATCAACGAGTTAAACCGTTTTACAAAATAGTTGTTGAATAGTTGGCGCAAACCAAGTATAAATACGGGCCATGAAGGGACTACTTACTACAGCGGAAGTTGCGGAGCGGTGGGGCTGTACGGCGCAATGGGTACAGGCGTTGTGCAAAAGTGAGCGGTTAAAGGCCGAACAGGTGGGTCGGGTTTATCTGATACGCGAGAGCGTGGCTAACAACTACGACCGCAAGGGGCCAGGGCGACCGCCATCCAAGACTAAACGGAGGAAGCGATGAGCGCGATTTCCGCTGAACAGGTAAAGAGTGCCGCACTCGCGGCGGGGCTATCGTTCGTGGTGAACCACGACTGCGCAATTTGCCGAGTTGATGTTGGCTACGTTATTGACGGGGAGAAACTTTTCTATCGTTCGGGATGCGGATGCAGTTGGTCGCCAGATCGTGAGATACCGTGGCAAGAGGCAGCAGATTGGATCAACCTGCAATCTGATGAGAAGGTGCGACGCAATGTAGCCTCGCGGTTTGCTGTAACGCTGTGAAACCCGGCGCACGAAAGCCCTTGACCGCCGTTAAGCGGCCAAAGGCCCGTGTGGGAGATAAACAGATTGCTAAAAGCCGAAGATGATCCGAAACACAAAAAGCGCACCGCGCAACGGTGTGACCGTAGTTTCGGAAACTAAAGTCACGGATGCCGGGCAATTCTGAGTGCATCTGGGCGGGTCTTGAATGTCGCCTGCAACGGCAGGAACGCACAATGCCACCAAAACGAGAACTAAGCGTAGGAATTTCATTGGGAGGAGCCTCCTAACCAGACTTCGATCAGACTGAGGATTATAACACTGTGGACACCCAGGTATCCGCCCTCACATACTCAAGCCAACTTGCACATGGAATCTCCCTCCTAGATAGCGATCCGCAGCAGGCTAAGGACGTGCTGAGCAGGGCTAGGGAGGGTCTATCTGGTGATGAGCGGGACTTCTGCGATGTGGAGCTGGCGCGGGCCTACTGGCACTGCGGCGAGAAGGACGAAGTAAAGGCAATCCTAGAATGCGTTCAACCTCAGACAGACGAAATACGGTTTGCCTGGGGGCTAATGCGGTCGATAGCGGAACCGCAGCACAAACGCGCCTTATCCTTCCTCAAAGCTATTGATCATCTAGTCGATCAAGCAGAACCTTTAGATCGCGGAAAGTTTTACTGCCAGCGCGGGTATCTCCACCGCCGGCTGAAAAAAAGAGACAAAGCAATCGAGGATTACACGGCCGCAACTATCTGGTATGAGCAAGCGAAGGATCTTGTCCGCGTTGCCAGAATGAAAAACAATCTTGCAAACATTTACAAGGACGCAAAACGCTTTGATGATGCTCACGAATCGGTAGACGCTGCAATTTCAGGACTGAGCGGAGACTTGCTGGCCCAGGCTTATGACACGAAGGCGGGAATTTACTTAGCAGAGCAAAACTATGTCATGGCTGAAAAGTTCTCAGCAAAATCCATCTCTCTATTGGGCCAGGATCGTAGAGAACTATTAGCGGAGTCTCTTATCACGATGGCCCAGGCGCTTGCTGGTCTCAGCAGGTTTACCGAATCATCCCAAGTACTGGATAGGGCTACGGAATTTGCGAGATATTTAAACAACGATGACTTGTTAATTACAGTGTTGCAAGGCCGGATAAAAACCGTGTCGATCACTGAGTCTATTTGCCGCGAACGCGCCGTACTCACCGCTAAAGCACTAACCCATACAGCACGCGGCGCAGCGGCGAAACTCAACATTACTCACGCCGCAGTAAATAAATTTCTTGTAAAACATAATCTAAAATAATTAGTAAACTCCCTCTTGAAATGGTCGGGCCACTTGTTGTAATCTGTCCGCTACCGTACAAAAGGCTGTTCGGCTGCTCCCATCACCCGTAATTGTTTCCGCTTGCCCAGAGGTCTTATGATCGCTTCTCACTTGATACCGTCCCACGCAGTGCACTTAGTTGCAGCTATAACACACGACGACGACGGCGCTCACCGCGACGAACTTATCAAACTTATTGAGGGATTGGTTGACTCAGAAGATGAGTCAGGAAACGCGGCTAAAGAGTACCTACGGCATTTAGGCGATCCGTGCGCGTGTGAGTCAGGATCGTCCCAGGCGTCGCATAATTTCATTATGCAACATGTCGATAGTAGGTCGTAATTCTTTCTGCTCTTTACCGGGAAGTTCCTTAAACTCATTCCACAATACTGCGAAGAGGCTTTCTTTGTAGCCGGACTCGTCTGTAATTGGCTTGCGCCGAAACACCGCAATCAATTCCTCCACTGGCCTGCCTAAACCCGCTGCAATAGCTTCTATAAGCCCCAGACTGGGGTTGTCTACATCTCCGCTAGCGACGTTGTGAACATATCCTCCGCTTAATTTATAGCCCAAAGCATTAGCCCGCTCCGCGACCTTCCGGTGGGATAAACCAGCGTCGCGCATAACTCGATTTATGTATTCCTGCGGGGTTTCTCTGCGCTGGCTCATGGAGGCGGACACATTACTAAATCCCTTGTCAGAGATAAAATGAGAATTTTCTGAAATACCTATTGACACGGAGGCGGCACTTGATGTTAAATGCGCCCTGTCAGATTTAACATGCATCACGTTATGAATATCCAACTCTACAATCATCACCTTTTGGCGTACCAAATGAAGCGGCTAAACAAGACCCCTGAACAGCTAGCGAAGGATGCCGGGGTATCCACTTTTTCAGTGCATTCCGGCCTCGCCGGGAACCTGGGGACGCTTAAAAAACTGCGGCGCTTAACGGATGCTCTAAACATAAATTGGGAGTTCATTACACGCACTGATCTACCGGAATCTCAGTATCGTCGTGCGGTTAGCGAGGCCGTGCGATGAGTGGGGGCCGATCATTTGTGGGGGCAGATCGGCCTCTGCCTTTCTTAACTTCGAGCGAGTGGCTACCACGGTAGCCGAGTTTAATGAATCGCGCAATAGACGATTTAGGTTATTTGAAAACTAGCGCGGCGCATTGGGGCGAGTCGCGCAGTTGAAAAGAGGGGGCAAGTTCGTTTCATACCTCTACTCCCTTTTTACTGGTTTGAAAACAGAAGAATTCAGGGAAAGTTCGATTGCGAACCAAAAGCGTCTAGCTTCCTAAACTTGTTGAGAGGGCGGCGCACAGAACGCGCCGACACGGTGACTTGAATGATTACGCCGGAGACACTTAAACAGACTCTAGCTGCCGATGGATGGCGGTTCGCCCCTGAGCCGCACAGCACTGGCGTTGGCTGGTACGCCTACCGGAATTTGAACGTTCCAGAGTTGGGCGAAGTTGTACTCGATTGCACATCAAACGAAAAACCGCCGCAGGTGATCATTAAGCCGTGGGAAATGGAGCGGCGCGGCGATACGCCTTATCGCTCGGTTGAGTTCAGCGTGGCAGGCGAAGTCGGCGGCGATCAGTGGGTCACGTTCAAGGTTTACAGCGTCTCGATGGATGACGCGATTGCGACGATTCCTCGCGCAACCGAAATCTTGCTCGCAGCATGGAACGCAGCAGCAGCACTCAAGACGCCAGCGACGATAGAGGGATAACAACCGTACGTTAGAGGGATGCAGTTTGTTCGCAATCGAAATCTTCACTGAATGTTTTTGAGAGGTAAATTCAATGCTTCAACAGTCAGACATAGATAACAGCCCAACGCGTAAGAAATTCTACGTGGTACTTCCACAGATTAGAAATTCAATACAGCCGGATACTGCGATTGAAAGATTGAGATTCAAGTCGAAAAGTGAATTTGTACCACTCAAGGGAATAGCAATTATGAGTGCTTCATTTGCTCTGGCTTATCTACTTCTTTATTTCGGGATGTTTGATTGGATATTCAAGATTTTTCAGGGTTAAGAGCGAGCGCGTTCCCCAACTTTAGGGTTGTAGCGGCGGCAACAGAACGCCGCCGACTTGGTACGGAGAGTGGTTATGTCAGAGGCAAAAGAAATCATAGCAAATCAAGCAGGGTACGGCGCGGATGATTCTGCCGCTTACCCTGAATCATGGCAGCCCGAATCCGAGCCGGAGATTGTCGCTGTAGCGCAAAAAGATACTGAGCGAGTTCGTGTAACGAACAAGTTTGGTTTGCCTCAGCCTTTAGTTGAAGCTGTCTCTAACAACAAGTACTCCCCTGGCAAGTCTGATTACACGACTACCCAACTTGCTGGCACCCCTGCACGTCAACTCATTCTCCGTAAACAACACTGGAACGAAATAAGTGAGGACGTGGCGGATCTGATTTATTCATTATCGGGCCAGTCAAAGCACGTTGTCTTAGAGCGAGCTGCGGAGTTCTGCAAGGAGTATCACTACCTTGCTGAGAAACGGTTCTATATCACTCGCAAGGGCAAGACTATTGGCGGACAGATCGACTTGTACGACGAAAGCAAACTCATTCTTTACGACTGGAAAGAGACAGGCGTTTACGCCGCGTCACATGATCTGAAACCCGATTGGATCGCTCAAGGAAATATCAACCGGATCATGCTGATTGAGAATGGCTATCCGGTCGAGAAGATTATCAACATCGTTCTTTATCGTGACTGGAAGAAATCAGAAGTCGGCAGGAAAGAGGGCTATCCCGAACACCAAGTACAGCCATTTGAAATTCCTATCTGGTCAACAAAAGAGACAGAGGAATTCATATCTAAACGCATTGCTGAATTTGAGCGAGCAAAAAAGAAGATTCCACTTTGCTCAGATGAGGAGCGGTGGAAAACGCCTGACCTGTACGCGCTGATTAAGAAGGGCAACAAGAAAGCTACAAAGCTATTTGATTCACAGCAAGCGGCGGAGTCTGAAATATCGGTGTTCAAGATGATGAGCTACGAGGTTCAGTTCAGACCAGGAATCAATAAACGCTGCGAGTCGTACTGTAATTGCCTGCCCTTTTGCGATCAGGCTAAGAGACTAGGTGTTGGTCAAGACAAGAACAAATCGGAAGCTGCGTAATGCCAGCAGTCAAAATCAAAACACGAACGTGCAGAGGCTGCGGCAAGGTTGAGACGGGTATCAGCCGCAACCTTGTTAATCAATTCTGTAACAAAGAGTGTTGGCGCGTGAACATGGCGGGCAAGTATCTACGGCGCGGTAAAGAGTATGAGTGCGGGCAATGCGGGAAAGTCTTTTACCGCAGGCCGGGGATGATACGAGGCCCACAATCGTTCTGCTCGATGTCTTGTCGAATTACATTCAAAGATAGCGGCGTCTTAGTGCATTGCCCGACGTGCAATGTTGAGTTCAGGCAAAACTTTACACGAACCACCTACTGCTCTGTTCGCTGCTCTAAGATCGGGCCGCTAAACCCGCACTGGAACGAAAACGCAACTGGCAGAGTGCGTGGGTGGTCGCGCATTTGGCGGCGGGACGTGTTCAGCCGCGATGACTATACGTGCCAATCCTGCGGGCAGCGTGGCGGCAGACTTCATCCGCACCATAAGGACGGTTTTCATTGGGCAGTTGGTCGTCGGGCAGATGTCAGTAACGGAGTAACGCTTTGTGTTCGCTGCCATACCGCTTTTCATCGCGCATACGGCAGACGCAACAACACTGAGGCTCAATTTAACGAGTGGATTAAAGCAAAGGAAGAAAAGGAAAAACCCCAAGCCGCATGAGGCTTATCACAAAGGAGATTGTTATGGAGTTGAAAGAAGTTCTAAAGCAAGTCGAAGGATTCACGCCGCCTGACGTGACGGTGAAGATTGAAAAGGTGTGGGATTACAAGTCAGGCACTTCAGACAAAGGTGAATGGTCGTTCCAGGATATTCAGGTAGTCGGAACGGCGGGACGATTAAAACTCAAGGGCTTGCCTGAGTTTCCGAAAGACCGTGAAGGAATGACTGTAACAATTAGGGCGCATTCATCGGCCCAGCATGGTCTAACAGGACTGAAGGTGGCTCACGAAGAATACCAGGGCAAGACCTACGACAAGTTGATTATCACGAAGTCGGCAAAGTGGGAGTTTGCAAATCCGAACGCTCCGGTAGCACCAACACCGGCGAACGGAAACGGTCACAAAGAACTGACTTATGACAACTCGCCTAACAATGCTGTCGAGCCTTACATGGCGCACCTGTTTGGTTGTGCATCGCTGGCGGGACAAGTCGCAGGACTAATGAAGGTGTCCGACGATCAAGCCTTGCAGGCGTGTTTTGCGACCATCTGCATTGACACCAAGAATCGCGGGATTCTTTTACCGTCACCTAATGGCGAATCTAAGCCACCCGAGCCGGAAGAAGAAGGCGCTCCCGCTCCCTGGGATGATGATCCTACGGACGGTTTCTAGTTTGTGATCGCTGGGGGCGACCGTGATGGCGATCACGATGCGGCGGGCATCTTGTAGATGCGGATGCTCGCCTCAAAAATAAAAGTGAAAGTTGAGGTACGTTAATGACAGTTAGAACATTCCGCGATGCGGGCGTAGGCAAGCAACCGACGTATATAGCATAGTGGAGACAGAGCCTTGAACTTTCGGGGCGCTGGCAGCTACTTCGTACCACTATGCGGAGTCACTTGCTAACGCTCTAGCGTCTCGAAAGTTGAGGGCTTTTCGTTTACATGCGGCAACAGATAACCGACGAAGGCGATGCCAAAAACTACTTCACCCAAGTGCCCAATATCGTCTTTGACATTGGCCTTAGCTACCAGGAGTTAGCGTTGTATCTGCATTTGAAACGAACGGCAGGGGCCAGCGGCAGGTGTTTTAAGTCTACCCGCACGCTCGCCAGAGAATGCGGGATGAGTCCAACCATCGTGGTTAGAGCAAAAGGAAATCTTCAAACCCGGCGGAAGGAATTGGGAGGCAAGGCGCTTATCGTAGTCACGGAAAAACCGAACCCAAAAGGCGGGCTACCCTACCACGAAATTAGGATAACGGACATCTGGAAAGCCAACACAGATCGCTTCTCAACTTCCACCGGAGAAACGGAGCAAGTGCCATATATAGCACTCGATAATCAAGTACCAGATATGGAACTTGCAAGAGAAAACCAAGTACCACAAGACGCTGAAGCAAGTACCATTGAACACGTTAAACAAGTTCCAGATATGGAACATAAGAAGATAGTAAGAAAAGAAGATAGTAAGAAGATAGGCGCTGGCGCGAAAACAAACCACGGCGTTGCTTTGTTCCGCGATATTACCGGCCGCTACCCAGGCAGAGAGGTTGTCGGGATTGTTGTTACTCACCTAGGCGAATGTTGGGACGACACCGTGGCCCGTGAGTGCTGGCGAGAGTGGGTTGAGAGGGGCTACAACCCGCGCTCAATTAAGTGGCTGACGGAGTGGTATGCACACGGAGGCCCAACTGGCCGCAACGGAACTTCCACAAACGGACATAAGCCGAAAGTTGAACTCGATCCTTTTGGCGAGCCGTGGATACCAAAACCCTTCACAGCGGAGGACGCGATACTTCGCTCCCCTGGCAAGAATCCCGATGACGTGCGAGCAAACTTTGAAGGGCGACTTGAGTGGAAGGATGTACGCGATGTCGCTTGAGCCTGAACAAGAATCTTTGCGACAGAGCAAACGTGAGCTTATCGCCGCATTGGGTGTGACTGTTCGCGGTAACGCTTGCAAGTGCCCGTTTCACGACGATGTACACGCATCCGCAACTGTTCACTACGACCAGGATGGAGCATGGCGCTTTCATTGTTTTGTATGCCATTGGAAGGGTGACGTGTTTGATGTAAGAGCAAGGATGGAAGGCCGAACGGTGGGAGATATATTGAAAGAAACGAGGCCGCAGATAGAAAAATCTCCCACGGTCTTTCCGACCCTCCGTGCTTTGGTGGAAACCTATTCAAACATCGAAGCTGTCTATCGGTACACCAATCCTGAAACTAATTCTCCTGAGCTTGTTGTTATTCGCTACAACCCGAATGGGCGAAAACAATTCGCCCAATGCTCTCCCGTTGCGAATGGATGGATCAAGGCGCGCCCGCAAACCAAACTTCCAATTTACAACCGCAAGCGCGTAATCGCCGCTGACGTTGTGATCGTCGTTGAAGGTGAAAAGGCAGTTCACGCATTACACGACATTGGATTAGTCGCAACAACTTCGCCTATGGGGTCAGGTAAAGCAAAAGAAGCGGACTGGACGCCTCTTTCTGGAAAGTCAGTGTATCTCTGGCCCGACAACGATATGCCTGATACCAAGACCGGCAAGGTTGCTGGGGTAGCGCACATGCAGGACGTTCAGCAGATTCTTGAAAAGCTGGACGCGCAACTGTTCTGGATTGATCCGGCAAGTTTAGACCTTCCGCCCAAAGGTGATGCGGTGGATTTCATCGAGCGCAATGAGGGCACACCGCAAGACAAGAAGATCGCAGTTGAGTTGGTAATGCAGGAAGCGCAACCGCTCGGGGCCGCGAAGGAACTTGAGACGCGGCTAGCTTCGATCATGTCGGGCGACTGGATCAATCTCGAATGGCCGTGGCCCGTGCTCACCTCTGAAGCACAGGCACTCTTACCTGACACCGTTACAGCATTCTGCGGCGATCCAGGAGCAGGAAAGAGTTTTGCGCTACTTCAGGCGTGGTGGCAGTGGAACCTTGGCGGAACGAAGGCCGCGATATTTGAATTGGAAGATGATCGCGTAACGCACATGCAGCGGGTATTGGCCCAACTGGAACAGAACGCTTTCATCACTGATACGGAATGGGTACATCGCAACCCCGAAAGAGTTGCGGAATCCTACTCGAACCAGAAAGACATTATCGAGTCGTTAGGAAAGAAGATGTGGGACGCGCCTGACAAGCAAGTAACGACTTCCGATCTAGCTGACTGGTTTGAGGCGCGATGCCAAGAAGGTTTCAAGATTTCCATTATCGATCCTGTTACAGCCGCTAGTGCCTCCGAAAAGCCGTGGATAGATGATCAGAGTTTCATATTCAGGGTAAAGACCACGGCGAAGCAGTACCACTCCCGATTGATTTATTCCATTCATCCGCGAATCTCAAACGGAAAAGTCGGCGCGAGTCTGAGCCGGTTGGCCGGCGGTGCTGCTTATCCGCGCTTCTCTCATTCGGTTTTCTGGCTGACTAAATATGAAAAAGGAAAGACTGAGCAAGTGTGGCGACCCGAGATTGGCAAGCGTCCAGTAAGTTTTGAGCGTGGGCTGAAAATCAGCAAGGCGCGCAACGGGCGCGGGGCCGGAACTGAACTGGCTTTCCATCTCAACGAAGGAAGTCTGTGCTTTGAGGAATACGGATCGATTGTTCCTGAAGCGGAAAGAATGAGAGTAAGCGAATGAGCCAACGTCGGAATGACTTCTACAAAGCCCTGGGTCGCTGGTGGCAGATGGCCGCAATGGAAGGTTACGACTGGTCGCAACCTGATACCGCCGAAACTCTCAAGGCAGAAGAAAGTTTGTGGGAGAGCAAAGAACTTTATGAGAACGGCGAGATCAAGCTATCCGAGATTCGCCCTGTATTCGAGACGTGGGTTAAGACTCACCGAAAGTTAGCCAAGGAAACGAGTCAGGTAGTAGACGCAATGAGAACGCATCGACGGCAGGAGGCGCGAGCGTGAAGCAATGCACAGGGCCATGTAGACAAGTCTTACCGCTATCTGAATTCAGCGGGTGTTCATGGTCGTTAGATGGACTTCAATACGCTTGTAAGAAGTGTAAAGCGGCATACCAGAGACAATATCGAAAGGTTGATGCCACGATGAACGACGAAGTAGCAGGCGAACAAGAGACTTTATTTCCAATACGCCAAGATCGGTTAGAGGCTACGTTGCGGAGCGGGACGCGGAAACTTAGTAGTGGCGGTAGCGAGGTCTTTTCCCATTCACCTGAATCTGAATGTTCTGAATTGTTTTCTTCTTCTAGTTTCTCTTGGGCTGGAGCTATATCAGAAAAGTTTTTGAGGTTGGGGAATAAGAATTCAAATAATGAAAACCAGACCGCCCACATTCCACGATTAGGGTTTTGAAAGACAAAACGTTGAAGGCTTACCAAACATTTTTAGAAAAGAAGCGAGTAACGGTCGCGCCGAGTGGCTTTGATCCCGACGCGCTTAACCCGAAGTTGTTTGAGTTTCAGCGGGACATTGATCGTTGGGCTTTGAGCCGTGGTAAAGCCGCGCTGTTTGAAGATTGTGGGCTTGGCAAGACACCACAACAACTAGAGTGGGCCAATCAGGTTGCCCGCGAATCAAGGCGGCCTGTACTCATTCTCGCGCCGTTAGCGGTATCAAAACAGACGGAGCGCGAGGGCGCGAAGTTTGATATTCCGGTCAAAGTTGTGGCGTCGGATATTGAAGTTAAGAAAGGCCCGAATGTTTACGTCACCAACTACGAAAAACTCCAACACTTCGACGCGGCGAGATTCGGTGGTGTAGTCCTAGATGAAAGTTCCATCCTGAAATCTTTCACGGGCGCAACCCGAAACCTACTGATCGAGAAGTTCAAAACGACACCAATGAAGTTGTGTTGCACGGCAACCCCGGCCCCGAACGACTTCATGGAATTAGGAAATCATTCTGAGTTCTTAGGGGTACTTACCCGCACGGAAATGCTATCGACGTTCTTTGTCCACGATGGCGGCGATACCGCGAAGTGGAGATTGAAGGGCCACGCAGAGGAAGAATACTGGAAATGGATTTGTCAGTGGGCCGTGATGATTCGCAAGCCTTCCGATCTTGGCTACGCCGATTCAGGGTTTGAACTGCCACCGCTGAAACTTCATCACCACGTAGTCGAGGGTAAACCGTCTGAGGGTTTTCTGTTTCAAGTTGAAGCGCAGACATTGATGGAACGGCGACAGGCAAGGCGAGCGAGCCTAGAAGAAAGAGCAAACATGCTCGCGGAGATCGTCGCCAATAAACCGGATGAGCCGTGGTTGATTTGGTGCGACTTAAACGACGAGGGCGATCTAGCAGAAAAGCTAATTCCTAATTCCGTGCAAGTCGCTGGTCGGCATACGGACCAACAAAAAGAAGATCGCATGATGGGATTCAGTGACGGTAAGCATCAAGTTCTAATTTCAAAGCCAAGCATCGCGGGCTACGGAATGAACTGGCAGCACTGCCCGAACGTCGCGTTTCTTGGTTTGTCCGATAGTTGGGAGATGTACTACCAGGCGATTCGCAGAGTTTGGCGGTTCGGACAAACCCGCGAAGTGCATTGTCACATCATCACGTCCGAGTCAGAAGGCGCGGTAGTTAAGAACATCGAACGGAAAGAAAAAGACGCAACTCGCATGGCAATCGAGATGGCGAAACACATGAGCGTTTACAGCACGGACGTTATTCATAGAACGGTACGCACCGGCGACTATTACGAGGCAAGCAAACCGATGGCTTTGCCGGAATGGATAAGAGCATGAATGTAACCGATCAAAGATTTGGCGACGGGTGGGTGCTGTACAACGGCGATGCGTGCGAAGTAGTTCAGGGCATCCCTTCCGATACGATTCATTACTCTATTTTCTCGCCGCCGTTCGCTTCGCTCTATACCTACTCCGCAAGTGAACGCGATCTTGGGAATTGCCGCACTCACTCTGAGTTCTATGAGCATTTCAAATTCCTAATTGCCGAACTGTACCGCGTGACGATGCCGGGGCGGTTGCTCTCGTTCCATTGCATGAATCTACCTTCATCGAAAGAACGCGACGGAGTGATCGGCATCCTTGATTTTCGCGGCGATCTAATCCGCATGTTCAAGCGCTGTCAGTCTGCGACGTGTGACGCACCAGAAGCGGATCGTGATCTAGGGATATGCGGGCATGGCTTTATATATCACTCCGAAGTAGTGATCTGGAAAGACCCCGTTACCGCAATGCAGAGAACAAAAGCTCTCGGGCTATTGCATAAGCAGTTAAAGAAAGACTCCTGTATGAGTCGGCAGGGCATTCCCGACTACCTAGTGACGATGCGGAAGCCGGGCGAAAACCCCGAGCGCGTAACACACACCAATGAATCGTTTCCGGTTTCAGTGTGGCAGAGGTTCGCTTCGCCTGTTTGGTTTGACATTAACCCGTCACGAACTTTGCAAAAAGAATCAGCGCGAGAAGAAAAGGACGAACGCCATATTTGCCCCTTGCAGTTAGACGTGATCGAACGCGCGATTGAGTTGTGGACCAATCGCGGCGACACAGTTTTATCCCCGTTCGCGGGAATCGGTAGCGAGGGTTATGTAGCGGTTCAACGCGAGCGCAAGTTCATAGGAATCGAGTTGAAGGAAAGTTATTTCAAACAAGCATACGCGAATCTTAAACGAGCCGAGATGGAAGGATCGCGTGAGAGTCTATTCGCGCAGGCAACGGCATGACGTTCAAGATCAAAACACAGCGTTACCCAACGCACACAGGTGAGCGGCCCTTGAGTTTTGCGATCTACTACGGGCGAAAGTTTCTGGCGTATAGCTGGACACGCGACGGAGCAGAGAGAGGACTTGCGGAAATTAGATCGAGCAGCATTCAACCCGAAGATGATTGCAAGACAACAACTGAGGAAAGCCATGATGTTTTGAGTTCGCAATCGGCATCTACTTGAATCTTGATATTTATATTTTATGTCCTTAGACACTTCTCAGTTAAGCATGGTATTCGAGACTAGAGGAGAAATAGTCCGTCAGGGAGTTGATCCATGTGAGAGGAAACACAAAGGAAACGCACAAAGTATCGAGGCTCACAAGCGAGTTCTACATTCCAAGCAAGAGACTTACAAACGGATCATGGCTTTAATTTCCAGTCGGGGAGAGTTTGGGGCAACAAGTAAAGAGATAGCTTATGCCTTTGGAGTTGAGTTGAACACTATCTCAGGAAGATTTTCAGAGTTGAAAGCTATGCGCTGGTTGAGAGAATCCGGCGAACGTCGAGAAGGGGCAGCTGTTTTGGTTTGTGAGGTAAAGCAATGAGCACTTACCCAGAAATGAACGAGAAGATCGTTGGACTCTTACAAGTTATCGATTCACCTACCGCGAAGTACGCCGCTGAACGAATTGAGGAACTGGAAGCGAAGGTAGCCGCACAATCTGCTGTAGTAGAAGCAGCTCGAAAGGTAGCGCGGCTTCAAATGATTGAGATTCTGGCCGAGGAAGGTAGCGATGAGGAATTAGAACTTGTTAAGGCAGTTGATGAATACGAAAAGCAGGTTAGGCAGTGAGCGCGAAGTTAAAACTTCTTGGAAACGAAAACGCAGTAATAGGCGCGATGGCGGAAGTTTCGCTTGAAATAATGGCTGAACGGGATAAAACTGAGCGAGAGATTAAGCGACTTGGTGAGTCAGGGTTCAAAGAGGAAGCCTGGAAGTTAGTTGTTAAGCATTTGAAGATTAAAGAACCACGCACCGCTAAATGACAAAACGCTGTCTACAGTTAGTCCGAGTTTCCACGGTAGGGCAAGCCTCCGACGATCACGCATCGATAGAATCTCAGAAAACAATTAACGAGCGAACAGCTAAAGAGCATGGCCTAACAATCGTTCGCACTATTCAGATGGCTGGCGTTTCGGGAACCGCAGTCTTGCTCGCCCCTGAAATGCAGGAAATGTTCCGGCTAATGGCCGACCCTGAAATCCACGGAGTTGTTGCCCGCGAATTCTCACGATTGATGCGGCCAGAGAATTATGCAGACTACGCCTTGCTCCAAGTCTTTGTTGATACCGGGTGCAAATTATACCTACCCGACGGGCCGCTGGATTTTGCCAGCAACGACGGAAGGCTAGTAGGGACATTGAAGGCTTCGATAGCCGGAAATGTAAGACGTGAGATGTTGAAAGCGGCGTGGGAGTCGAGAGAAGAAAAGAGACGGCGCGGAGAGTTGGCCCAGCCTAAAATCTGCTTACCATTTGGAGTTGATAACCAAAAAGATCAATGGTGGTACACACCTGACTCCGAACGAATCAAAGAAGCGTTTCGTCTAGTTCTATCTGGCGAAACAAGTTACTTCGCCATTGGCAAAAAGGTAAACATCGAGCCTCACGCTCTGGCCTACATGTTAAAGAATCCAATCTATACCGGATGGCGCGTGATTGATAAAAAACGGGATATGTCGAGTGCGGGTAAGTATCCGACGCTGGATGGCAGACAGGGCGACCGGAGGAAGATAGCGCGTAGCCCTGATGAAATCATTCGCGTTCAAGTAATCAAAGAGCCGTTAGTTTCTCAGGCCGACTTCGATTTAGTGCAAAAGATTTTAGGAATGAAGAAATCTTTCCACTGGCGCACGTCGCCTGGGTACGAACAGCGATACACCTACAACGGCTATCTATCCTGTACATGTCAGTCACGGGTCTACTCAAAACACATGAGACATGACTACTACGTTTGCAAAAACAGGTGTGGAGTAAAACAGATGCGCCGTGATCGACTCGATCCGTTTATCGATCAGGTGTTCGCCAAGAAGTTTCAGAGCAAGACTTTTTTGAAGCGGATCGCGGGAACACAAAGCAGGCCGACTGCGAATCTCGACCAACTCCGCAGACAAATTGAGGCACTGGCCGCGAAGCGTGATCGCGTACTCAAGACTTACTACGAAGGCGTTATTTCAGAGACGGAACGGAATGTGACGATTGCCGAGATTGACCGTGAGAAACAAGTATTTGCAGACCTACTGAGCAGGCAACAACCCGCGCCTCAGGTAGACGCCGACCAGTTGGCACGGCAGTTCAAGGTATTTGCCCAGTTTGATTTATTGAGCCGCGACCAGAAGCGGAGACTATTGAACACAATCGCGCCGGAAATCGTGGTTGCAGATTATAGGCTAGAAGGGCTGTATTGCTCGCTGGAAGCGTTTTCCTTCAGTGGCAGGGAAAACCTCACGGCAGAGGCTTACGGCAAGCCTACGCCCCGATTATGGGTTCCTGTGGGCTTATTGGCGGCATGACAGACTGATAAGGAGAAGAAATGGCAGCACAAATTAAGCGAGTTTGGTTATTTCTGAGAATCGTGTGGCGCAAGAATCAAGACTACTGTTTAGGCGTAAAGCTGGCTTGGAAAGTGGCAGGGATTATGTATCCAGCAGCCTGATAAGGAGAGAGAGAAATGGAAAATAAAAATCAGTTGGTAAATGAAAACCAGACCTCCCACAACGCAAGTTCAGGGACTCTCCGAGCCGCGCCTAACGGCGACGGACAATCAGGTCTTTCGCGTGAGGCTTTCCTTCGCCGTTGCGAGACGCTTTTCGATGCTGGTTTAGCAGCGCCGTACCGCCTTCGTCTGCTTGATAAATGGCTCGACTTTGTGTGCCGTTTTGAGGGCGGTCAAATGCGATACGTTGCGGACTTCATTGAAGATGAGGCGACTCGAACCATGCGCTTCAGTAATGGCCGCACACTAGCGAACGACGCGGACGGGTACGCGCTTGTGCAGTTCGCCGCGATCCTAACTCATCCATGCCAGTTGTGCGCCGAAGACTTGAACGCATGGTGGACTCGCGCCGCCTTTTGCGAACACAAGCGTCAAGACACCAACACGTCCGTTGCGGACGGTACAACTCAGTAGATACGGAAATCGCTCGCGGATTGGAAACTGAAAAGATTTTTATTTATTTTGAGTGCTGAAGGAAAGGAAAAGAAAGATGAAACCAGAACGAGATCGAGTTTATTACAGCGGTGAGGTACGAGGCGATGAGCGCAATTACAACTGGGCCATAAGTATGAATTGGCAGGACGGTTACTTAACAATCAACCAGCACGAGAAAGGACGGATCACGGAATCGGTATTACTGTCGCCTAAACAAGTCGAAGCCCTGATCGCTTTCAATACCGATCCGGTCGCAGAATCAAAAGCGGCGTAGCGGTCAACGTACTCCGTCTGCGTAGCAGCGGCTCGGAGAGTTCGAGTAGTTAGCACTGAGAGGTTTTTGCAGGAAAGAGATATATGGTTTTAAGCAACATGTGCCCACGTTCTACGAGCAACAATCGCGGTCACGCTCCATTTACATATTCCGTACTCCGTAGCAATGCGGGTTCGGTTTTCGCCCGCAGCGTGTCTGGTGCGGATCTCTTTCACTTGGGCCTCATTGAGTTTCCGGTTGTTTCCGCCCTTGCCGGCGCGGCCCTTTGCCGCCATGTCTCTCATGTTGTCCGCGTTAGTGCCGAGAAACAAATGTGCAGGGTTACAGCACGGCGGGTTGTCGCACTTGTGCAGGACAAGAAGGCCGTCAGGAATGGGGCCACGAGCAAGGAACCACGCAAGCCTGTGGGCCAACCGGCAACCTTCAACTTTTCTTCCCAAGTCTCCGTAGCCGTCACGGTTTTTGCAGTTTATCCAAGGCCAGCAGCAGCCCAGCGTAGGGCGAATAAGTGGCCCATTAGTATTTATGTTTTCCCAAAACCTTTCCCGCCACGGACGCGACCTTCGCATGTAATCCCTGCACTTGGTCGAGCAGTAAAGTCTGTTGGCCGAGGGTTTGGCGGTAAAGCGTGCGGCGCAGTATCCGCATGTAACTTCGATCAGTTTTGCTTTATTCTTTCTATCGGGCATGGCGTGACCTCCGAGACAGGTTGTGCTGTGTCAAGGCTCGTTCAGTCGTTTCAGCGATTGTTCGAGCCGCTTTATTTTAACACAGGAACGCGGTGCCGGATATGAACAAGATAATTCTGATTCTAGGATTAACAGGAACTTGGATCTACTTCAGGTTCAACAGGAAAAGAATTTAGGGTGATGAAGACAACTACCCGCTTGCCACAGTTTCGAGAACCTAGCGGCTCCGAAGCGGAGTCCGTCATGGTTGACGCTACCCCGCGCATCACAGCGCACGCTCAAGAGCGAGCAAAGAAGCGAGTAGGGTTAAACGCTCACGCGCTGGAACGGGTAGCAACCAAGGCTCTGAATAACGGCGTAACGCACGGAGAAACCAGCGGTCGGTTGAATCGCTACTTGACGAAATTGTATCTAACTCATGAGAAAGGCAATAACAACCGGATATATGGTGAGCATATATTCATCTTTCAGGGAAACATCTTGATTACAGTTTTGCAGTTACCGCACGACTTAAAGAACGCGGCAAGGGGAGCGATGGCGCGACACTTGAGATGAAAAACGGATTCATTAAATCTCTTACTTTTGATGCTCCTATAAAGGTAATCAGTGAAGCCAACTGTAGGGATCATTGGGCGGTGAAATCACGGCGAAGGAAAGCACAGCAGCAGGAAATGGATGTAATGCTATTGAACGCCTTACAGGGCCGGAAGGTTGAACTTCCCTGTTCAGTAAGACTCACTCGGGTTGGGCCAAAGGTTCTTGATGGCGACAACTTACAGAGTGCTTTCAAGGCCACCAGGGACGCGATTGCCCGAAGGTTGGGAGTAGATGATGGTGATTCTCGGATACGGTTTGAGTACGAGCAGCAACCAGTTGGGCGGCGCGAGTACAACATTCTCGTAGAAATAACTTCGGTCTAACGTGCGGGAGACTAAATACGTGGGAACAAGAATAGAAATACCAATTCCTCAACCGGAACAGCCAGAGTTGGCGTTTGAATTTGTAGACGGCAAGGATGGACTGCTTGAATTTCAGGCCGAAAGTCTTGAGGCGCATATTGCCGCGTTTCGAGCGGTGAATTCAGGGATTGACGATCACTACTGGTCGCAAGCCGCCGTTGCAGCCTCAGTGTCTAAAAAATACGGTCAAGGTGAGATGGAGAAGATGGCTGAGGCCGTTGAGCGGTCGCCAAGTTATTTACGCCAGATTGCACGCACGTACCGTACCTTCACTGAAAACTTCTCACGTGAGAAAGATTTGAGCTTCAACCATCACCGGATAGCCTGTTATCACCCGAACCCCACCGCCGCTCTAACCGTAGCTAAAGAGCAAGGAATGTCTTGCCGTGCGCTGGAAACTTGGGTAAGCGAGCAGGGCGCGAAGCGAGCAAAGCGGGCTACGTCAAAAGCCAAGCAACAGGTTAAGTCGGACTTCCTTGTTCACTTAGAACACGTTGAGCAAGTAATTGAGGATGACTTTTTAGTGAATTGCCCGATTCGTGACTTTGCCAACAGGGTGTACAAGGAATGGCTATCGCAAATTAAGTTTGAGCTTCGTCAGATGCTACGAGGCGCGAACCAGGAAAAGATTCGCGCAGCGATTAACGACGAAGGCGCAGCAACGCTCAAACAGATAAAAGAACTGACGGGTTTAGCCTTATCCGATGTTGAGGCCGCTGTAGGGCAAATGGTGGCGCAGAATGAGTACGAGTGGATCAAGAAGTCAGGGAAGATGGACGATCAACGCGGCACGGCTGAAATGATTCTGCACAAGGTTGGCGAGCCGGACGGCGGGGCGTATAACGTAGCAAGGCCAGTAAACCAGTACGCGCATTAGCCTTCAAGTTACCAGCGGTACACGGGTCAACAACCGTTCGTTAATCGCTCGTTCTTGACACCTAAAATCTGGAAGGATTGATTCTTTTACCTAAAGTAGAAAAACAGAAAAGGATCAAGGGTAATGAAAGCACAGAACTCCCACTACTACGATTTGAGATGCGCGGCGAAGCGCCGACGTACAAGTTGAGTGCTGACCTATGAAAACACCAAAGCTCGAAACATGGTACGAGTGGTTTGATTATTGGTGTCTGCGATTATTCGTTCTCGTACTCTACTCGCTGGTGTACTTGGTGTTTCAGGTAGCGGCTTATTGGAGCGCGTTTCACTTTGATTTTTGGTCTTGCGCGAAGGCCGTATCGATGTGCTGGCTTGCAGGCTTTCTGACGTTAGTTCAGTTCTGGTTCTTCAACGCGGTTTACAGATTCTTTGAGCGCTTTCGCTTTGATCCCGCTTAGTTGGTGAGTGGGCAGACCCTCTCCCTTGCTCAGATAGTATTTATCCGATGCTTTCATGCCTTGGGTGTAGGTACTGACGGGTCTTTTAGCTTCCTATGAAGTCTGAGCGGTTACGACCGGGGCGCGGGGTCGGTTAGTGCCATCAAGCAGACACTCGGTGCCCGGAGAACTCCTGTTAGAGAGACCCTTTCGTACACTTACAGCTTGCCGCCGCACTAATCCCTTGATTTTGAAATGGAGTTCTAGGGATGAGAAACCAATAATCATTTATGCGCGGCCTCTATTTGTCTGGTTCGGAGTTTGGGAACTGGTAGGTTCATCACTCCGATTGAACGGAATGATCGTAAAACACTTTTCAGATTTAAGTTTTCGCGTGATACAATGCAGCCAATCGCTTGCAGCAAGTTCCGATTGAACGCGCTCCGGCCTCGCCTTCGGGCGGGGTCGTAGTGTTTAAGGGAGATGATGAATGCCAATTAACGAAATGATTGCGATGGGGCCGGGCGTAATAACGTGGGGCGAGCCTGACTCTGGAACCTACTACGAATACAGACCTGAGCGCGATATAACGGTGTATGAGTTGGCGGTGCTTACGCCTTATCTCAGTCCGCGAATAAGCGGCAGAGATGCTTCGCGCAAAGCAGCGGTTGAGTCAGTTCTGAAGTCAATCCCCGGTTCAGTGTGTGGCGCAACCGTCCTAAGACTCTACAAACATGACGTTGAGGATATAGGAGAAGCTATGCGTCACCTTCGAGCGGTGGGGCAATAACGAAGTGGGAATAGGGCGTTATCGCTTGCCGTCGTTCTAACGAAGCAAGGGGACGACTAACTCAGCAACGACTAAAAGTCCGCGAAATACCTGAGCGATGCCGGCGCTTCTGATGTATAATTGCCTTGCGTGGACGAAATATGTGCCCTGAGCCTTAAAGTAGCTCGCGCCATTCCACAATGGTTCGAGGGCAATCCTTGAACGGCGGCATCCGAGACTGACCGCTTTCAAATAGACTCGGTGGCGGTGGTTGTGGGTCAGTCGGGTGTAAGCACTCGCTTTGACACGCTCTCCACAGTGAAGCCCCTTGGGAAACTGAGGGGCTTTGCTGTTTCTGCCGGGATGTCACGTTTATAAATTTCAATCTCTAATAAAACGGCACACTTTGTAGCGGATAAACGTGACATCGCCACTCAGCCTACCTAGACGGTCGCGCTTTGTAGCGACCGCCACACCTAGCCCGACACCCTGCCACGGTTTTGTCCCTCGCACCCCTGAAGTCTTACTTTTCGTTTTTCCTGCTAGCGAGTAGTTGGCTTTCCTACCTTCTGAAAACTTAAAAGTCCAACAAAGTTTAAGATTCAGGTTAAGACGCCGGACAACTTTGCCCCGACGTTGTTATCCCTGAGTCCCACGCAGGGGCGTTGAAAGCTAACGAAACGAATGGTAAACACCGCTACTCTCAAGATAATCAAGGACTTCGAGGGCGAAGTTTTGCGCGTTTATAAAGACCCGGTTGGTTTACTCACAGTCGGAGTTGGGCACTTGGTTAAGCAAGGCGAGCCGTACAAGCTGGGCGAGCACATCACACCCGAGGAATCCGAACGGCTACTACGGAAAGATTTAGAAGTTGCCGAGCAAGCGGTAAGGAATCACGTTCGCGGGTTAATCAGCGAGAATCAGTACGGCGCGTTGGTGAGCTTTGTATTCAATCTGGGTGAGGGGAATTTTAGAAAGTCCACCCTGCTGAAGAAGGTAAACGCGGGCGACATACCAGGGGCGGCAAATGAATTTCTCAAATGGGACAAAGCGGGTAAGCCACCAAAGTCGCTACCTGGATTAACGCGCCGAAGGAAAGCCGAGCGCGGTCTATTTCTAACGAAGTGAGACGGTTCGTAATTACTGGTTTGGTATTCATCATTCTCGGCATTGTCTTGATTTGTTACTTACTTTCAGGCGGGAGTAGTTGGCGGTTCTAAGTTAGATAGGAGAACAAAATGCTTGTAAGTGCCATTTGTATCTACGCGGTAATGCTCTTTGTGTTTCAGGACACAGTTGTTGGCCCAGTGGCGGGCGGCGGGATGTCGGGTCAGGCGATTGTTACGGTATCCGCTGCGGTCGTGGCTTTAACACAGCTATTGAAGTTCGCCAACGTCATCAATGATCGGCGCGGGCCGCTTGGCGTCCTAGTTCTCGCCTTTTTGGGCGTAGCGTTTTGGGGGTGGACTACAGGGGATTTCTCACGCGCAACGGCGTTCGCTTACTTCGCTGGCTGGATTGCTGTTGCCACGTCTGCCGCTGGCGTTTTTGGATTTACTCGCGCCGCGCCTGAGGCCGTGACAGGAACGAAGTCACCACCCGCACCTCCGGGAGCCGGAGCTAACACGACAGTTTAGAAAGGAATTTATGAAACTCGCAAAACGATCCGCAGTAGCACTTCTAATCGTCCTGAGTCTGTTTGCTGGCGCATGTAGCCCCAACAAGCTACGCGAGGCCCGGAAAGCGGCCCACCGCATTCAGGTGGTTACTGACGCCTCGATTGATACCACCTCAACCCTTTTCCATGACGGAGTAATCAGCAAGGAAAAAACGAATCTAATTGCCCGGGCCTTACTCAAAGTTAATTCAGGCAACAAGGTTCTGATTGACAAGGCTGAGGCCGCAACTGCCGATACGCCGGAAGTCAGAGCCGATCTAATCGCACAACTGAAAGTTGTCGAGGACGCGGTAAAAGAATTGAAAGGTTTAGGCGTACTCGGCATCAAGTCTAAAGACGGATCGCTGGCTTTTGATTCGGCGATAAACGCTTTGGATGCGAGCATTGCAATTATTCAATCCGTGATGGCGGGAGGTAAATAGAATGGGCGACATAACAGCGATTCTTGCTTTGATAAACGCGGCTATCAAGATTGGCGGCGACATCGTTCCTATTGCACTTCGGGCTTACGCGGCGCTGAAGTCTGAGACGGGAATGACGGACGCGGAGCTGATCGCAGCCAGTCGCAAGTTGAACGATGAGGACGCGGCGAAACTCGAAGCGTTGATCGCGGAAACCAATGCGTAAACCTCAAGACTTAACAATCCGAAATGCTCAGGCATCAAAGAAACGAGATGATGCCCTGTTAGCCCGTATTCGGAAGCTGGAAGCAGCGATGAAGTCAGTTAATAAAGTTCTACGGAAGTATGGACTGAAATGAGTCTACTAATGCTCTGGCCGTTTCCGGCGACAATAATTGGATTGATGGTCTGGGCCATAGTGGATTATCTATTGAACCACAGAGCGGAGAAGTGGGATAAAGGGACATGAAGTGTCTTATCACTGACAACTTAAAAGTAGGAAGTGTGCATATCTTCTTTAAGGGAGAGAAAACTTGTCAGTGTGGGGATAAAACTCGGATGTTAAGTAATGAAAACCAGAACCGTGCTTCTCAAACTGCTGAGAAGCTAGCGCGCAAAGCGTCGGACAATCTTGAATGGTTTTCCACGAATGAAACCATATTACGAAGAATCAGGAATCACGATTTATCAGACACTCAACGAAATGTCTTTAGAAATAGCAGTCTAGGAAAGGCTGGGGGCTTTTGTCCGCATGACCCTAAAGTTTTATGAGTTTGGAAATTGCAGCCCGTCAACCTTGAGATGATTGCAGAGCAACCACGGAAATGAATGGAGCGAGTTTTTGAGAGTGGAACAATGAATGCTGTTATTCATCCAAAGCACGGATTGGGCAAGCGTTGCCAAGGTATACGGCCCCCTGGGAGTGTTTTGCCTCATTGCTGTCATCCTGGTTTGGAAAGGTCTACTCCCGTACATCAAGAGCCAGCACGAGGCACAGGTAGCAGCATTACAAGCAACAATTCAGGATGCCAGGAATGAAAGAGACTACAGCCGGCAGCTCAGGGAGAAAGAGGTTGACAGATTCTTAGAGTCACTGAAGTTGCGTGACGAGAGAATGGAGAACGGGTTTGATGAGATCGTCCGCGCCCTACAAGACACGCGAAAATGAAACTAATATTCGGGTATCTATGTGCATTCATTTGGCTGTTTCATCTCCTGATGGGAGTCGGAGCGTTCTACTCGGCGCTACGTTTATGGCCGGCGAGAGAGCATCCAATGATCTGGCGGCTAGGGGTTTATCTTAATGGCTTTCTCTTTGAAGTATTAACGGCGATTATTTTGGTGTTTGTCTCAAAAGGGGTTGTGTTCACCTGGACGTTTTCGGCGGTAATGTTTCTTGGGACATTCCTTGGTGATGCGGTAAGAGCACCGCTGATTGTTTACTTAATGAAAGGGCCGAAGGACATGCCGGAGAGCGCAACCAGCGGGCAGATGCCGCCGGAGTTTTGGCGTAAAGAATTTCGTCAAGCTGTAAGAGACGAAACATTGGCAATGAAAGCCGAAGGGTTATTGTGACTGATGCAATGCAAGTGGCGGTAGTGGTTTCGGTGTTTCCAACGATTACCGCGCTGGCGGGGATTCTGCTTGCACACGCTGATAGAAAGCAGACGAAGGAAGAACTCAAGAAAGTGCACTTATTGATTAACTCTCGCATGGACGCATGG